TCTCTTCACCTCGAGCGGATCCGACTCCGGGAGTAGGATTTCCCTCGCCGCGGATCTCGGGACCTTACCGGACACGTTCGAGGAGACCGCTTATGAGGCGAGTATCGAGATCCTTTGGCCCGAACTCGTTCCGAGCAATTTCAACGCCGACGGAGTCGCTCAGTCATTCAGTCGCTCCGAATCCTGGGACGTGACGGGACGGATCCTACTCCCCGAAACCTCCGGGATCACCGATCTCGCCGGGGAAACCCGATGGAACGGGGAAATCAACCTCGCCGCGGTCTCCCTGGGGACCGGAGAGCGCTTTGAAATCGAGGCGGGGGTGATCGCCATGGTTGACCGTCGGACGCTCCTCGCGCGAGACTGGAAACAGGTTCAACTCGATTTTGTCTCGAGGCGCGCGAGCAACGAACCGATTTTGAAATTTCTCACGAACATTGCCTCCTTTTGAATTGTGAACGCATTGATTCACCGTTAAAACTCTCACCGAATGGAAAGCGCTAGAACTCGAGGATCCCGGTCAAAAGCCGCGGCCGCTCCCGTTGATCAGAACCCGGAGGCGTTCTATGAGATCATGCAGGGGAGCGTCCTCCGACAGGAGGAACGAGTCGGCGAACTCGAGAAGGACTTTTCCGCGATGGGAACCCGCCTCGCGAATATCGAGAACCATAACGCGACGATGGCCCGGGGACAGGAGCTCCTGTTCGCGAAACTCGATTCCGTAGGTCAAAGCGTCGCGGGAATGAAATCCTCGACGGGGCGGATCTCGGGAAACCTCATTCTTGCGATCGTCGCGACGTTTGCGCCGTTGATCGGGGCCGCGGGGATCCTCGGACACGTTTTCCTCTCCCAGGCGACGGACTCGCTCACCCGGGCCGATGCAAATATCCGGGATACGAACGCTCAACAGTTTCTCGCGCTCACTCAAACGATCACCCGATTCGAAGCGGACGCGATCGCTCAGCGCGACGAACTTGTCGAGAATCGGATCGAGGTCGCTCGATTGCAGGAACGCGAGGCGGCCGCGTTGAGGGATCGGGACCGCCTTTGGCAAATCTCCGAATTCATGGCTCAAACGTCAAAGGACGAACGCCGGCAATCCGCGCACCCGGGAGGATCCTCTCCCTCCTCAATCCCTCCCTTGTTGATTCCATGAACGCGCGGATCCCGGACAATATCGCGCGCCTTGAGCACGTTTGGTTTTTCGAGCACGGGATCAACACGTCACGCCGCGCGATCACCGCTCCGGAGCGCTTCCAAGCGTTCACCGCGTTCTCGCCTATGATCGAGGTCCTCACCGATCAATATGACGCCGGACCTTTCCCGCGGTGGAATATGCTCTATGCGAACGAACGTCTTGCCGCCGCCCGGGCCCTCGTTCTCGAGTACTGGGTCGAGACGGCGAAAGCTCGAGGCAATGAGCTCAAAGTTTCGTTGATCGGGCACTCGAACGGATGCGACGTCAACAGACGGACCGCGATCCGACTCCGCGCCCGGGGGATCCCGGTTCATTGCATCGTTGCCATTGCCGGGGCGGTCAACAAGGACGCCGGGAAACAGGGAATCGCGCCGTTGATCGAGGAGGGGACGCACGTCGTCAACTGGTATAGTCCAAACGACGAGGTCCTCGCCGGGGCGGATTCATTGATCGGGGCCGCGATCCGATGGCCCTACGGCAACGCCGGCAAAGTCGGGATGAACGGGGCGCAAGAGACCGTTGAAGATTTCGCGGAAATTCGCGTTCGACGGGGTATCGTCAATCGGGCATTCAAAGGGAAGCACTCCGAATACTTCGAACCTCGGAACGAAACCCTCACCTTTTTGACAATCTCGAAAGATATCCTCGACGCCGTCACCTCATGAGCAAAAACACAGACAACGCGATTTTCGCCGGAACCCTACAACGTCACTTGAAAACCCTCCCCGTCGGAAGAGGTTTTTATCCCGGAGTCGTCGACGACTGGGCAGGTCCCAGTACGTTGACGTCATGGCGGGAATCACTTGGACTCGTTCCCGTTCGTCCTCCGATCATCATTCCCGACGCGGAGATCCCCGGGAACCTCCTCGAGCTCCCGAAACCCGCGGAGTTTTACGTCCTCCCTCCGGAGAACAACACCGCTCTCAACGCGTTCTATGGAAACGCGAACAGGGAGGGGAGTTATCTCACTTGGTTTTCTTTCCCGTGCAAAGGGATCCGCCTCTACTCACGCGACGGCGCCCTTGTCGCCGACAAGACCGGCGACGATATCCCGGATCACCGCGCGCACCGGTTACTTGTCGGACGCATTCAGGCCGCTTTGCTCGAGATTTATCTCACCCTGGGGGACGAGGAGTTTCGCCGGCAAGGGTGGCACATTTACGGAGGCGCCTTCAATTACCGGAACAAGGTCGGAGGCTCGAGCCTCTCAACTCACGCTTGGGGAATCGCGATCGACAACAATCAGGACGAGAACCGGTATAAACAATATTCGACGACGTTCTCCGACGTCGCGTTCGACATTTGGGAAAAGTGGGGATTCCTCTCCGCCTATCGCGCCTGGGGACACGATGCGATGCACGTTCAGGCCGCAATTCCGGTGATCGTCAAGGGATCCTACTACGCGATCAACGGACTCCCGAAAAATATCCGGAGCGCGGCCGCCTAAAACTTTTCCCTCGGGTTTGTCTGTCCCGAGGGGGGAAACCATGGGGGGGAGGTCCTCGGGGAATTGCTAGATTCCCGGGGGGCCTCCCCTTTCTCATTGCTCCGATGCGCAATTTTGCGTAGTGCCGAAAAAGGCCCTTGATACGGGACCGAAAAAGGCGCATAGTGGGGGCCTATGAGCGAACAAATCACAATTCAAGATCTTAATAAATTCCCCCCGAATACACCGGTCGGGAATTTTATCGGAACCGTTGCGGCGGTTTTCAATCAGCGAACCGGGACGAACGGTAAGGGCGACTGGGCATTGCAAACGATCAAGCTCCGACAGGGTGAGGACGAGATCGCCGTTCTCCTCAAGGACCGCCCGCCGTTCCCGTTTCAAAAGGGGCAGGACGTTCGAATCGATTACTATGCCGGCGATCGGGGACCTACCGGGGCGGTCACCTATGACGACGATTTCAACGGGACGATTTCGAGACAAATCAAAGTCACGCCGACGGGTCAAATCTCCCTCCTTTCGGGAGGAGCTCCCGAACAGAATCAACAGCGGGAGACCGCGGCGCCTACCCAGGCGAGACAGGAGAGCGCGCCGGCCGCTCAGAATCAACAGCGGAACACGACGACGACTCAACCGATCGGCGACGCGGAGGCCGCAATGATCAAGGAAACGAAAAAGGCGATCGTTCAAATCGCGAACCTTCACCTCCTTTGTGCCCTTGTCGTCGAACGCGTCGAGGCGCCGGCCTTCCATACCGCGACGGGCGTCCTCATGAGCGAAGGGCAAAAACAAGCCGCGATCGCCAGTATCTTTATCAAGGCGGAGCGGAGCGGACTCGTCAACGAAATGCCGAAACGTCCCCTCGAAAACGCGTAATCAACTCACTCACTCACTCGAAAAAAACAGACATGAAACTCAGACAGATCAAATTCAAGGGACTCAAAGGGCACGGCGGCAAGGACTATATCCTCGAGCCTTTGACTGCCATCACGGGACAGAACCGCGGAGGCAAGACGACCGTTCGCGATGCGATTTTCCTCGCGCTCTCGGGATTCCATCCCGAACTACCCAAAACGAACGCCGGCGTCATGAGCCTCGCCGGGGGAAGCGCTCTCGACGTCGAGGCGATATTCGAAAGCGGATCCGCGATCGTGCGAAATTGGAGTCGGAACACGAAAGGCGCCGTCGCCGCGACGTCGACCGTTCCGGACGGGTTCGCGAACTTCAATCCGGTTCAACTCAACCCGACGGAGTTCCTCGCGATGGGTCCTACCGCCCGCCTTCAATTCCTTGTCGGACTGGCGCGCCCGGAGGCGTTGAAAGCACTCCTCGCCGACGCTTTCGCGGACGACGACAACGCTCTCGATAAGATCGAAGCGGCCGCGACACCGATCGACGGTCTCACCGCCCTCGAGGCCGCCGCGGTGGCACGTCGCAAGGCCGCGAAACAGGAGGCCGATAGATTGACGAAAGCACTCCGGGAGCATCTTGCACGGGCAACGGCGAACGCGCCGGAAATCCCCAGTCATTTGACCGGAGCAACGATCGAGGGCCTCACCGCGGAGATCGCGAACCTCCTCGCCGACGTCTCGAGACAACGGAAGGAACTCGCCGACGCGAGGACCGTTCGGGAAAACAATGTCGGCGCCGCGGTGGCACAGGAGGAGCTCGAGAAACTCAAGCTCGCCGCCGTTTTCACTCCGGAGCTCCTCGACGAACTCGCTCGCCTCAACGAGGCGAGAGCAAAGGACAACGCGAACCGAATTCACCTCGAGAACCTCGAGGAGGCCGCAAGTCGACTCGAGGGAATGCTTATTGATCCGGACACCGTTGAACGGCACCGGAGCGAGCTCGATATCATTGTCGCCGCCATGGCAAAGGAACCGTTCGATTTTCAGGATACCGACGTCGACGACCTTGCGAAACAGGTCAACGAGGCATCGAATCGAATCGCTCGCCTGGGGGCGAAAAAGGATCTCCTCGAGGATCGGATCCGCGAACTCACAGCGGAGGCGGAGGCGTTCCTCGCTCAGGAATGTTGTCCGACTTGCGGCGCCGCCGGCGTCGCGTTCCGGGAAAGCTACAGCGCGGCATTCGAGGCGAAAAAGCTCGATCTCGGGAACGAGGCGGCCGCGAACAACGTCGCGATTCATGCCGCGGATCAGGAACTCGGGACACTGGAAAAGACTCTCAACGCCGCGACGGAGCGTCGTCTTGCGGATCGCCGGCGCCTTCACCTCGTCACGACTCTCGAGAAGCACGACGCCGCGATCAAACGCCTACAGGAGACGGAGAAAGAAATCGCGGAGATCAGGACGGAGTATCCTCTCGAGAACACGGACCGTCGTCTCGAGATCGAAGCGCTTCGCGCGGCCGCGGATCGCAACGCTCCCAGGATCAAGGAACTCACCGCTCAGCTTTGGAGCATCGAAGGCATTACCGTTTTGACTGATGGCGATATCGCTCTCCTCGAGAACGAGATCAATGCCGGCGAGGAGAGAGCGCAAGCTCTCCGGGCCGATAGGGAGCTCCTCGAGGAGGCCGCTCATGAGGCGCGCCGGGTTCGTGTCTTTATCGAGGAGGGCGATCGCCTCGAGGCGGAGCTCGAGACGGCGAAAATCAACGTCACGAAAGCGGAGGCGGAGGTCGAGAATATCCGGGAGACCTCGAGTAAGCTCCTCGGGGAAATTTGGGCGCCTGTCACCCGCACCGCCGAACGGATCCTCCGGACGACGTTTCCCGATAGTCCCGATATCAAAGTCGAGAGCGACGGAACCGACGTCGGGATCGTTGACGGGGACGGGTATCGACCGTTTCCAGCGCTCAGCGGATCCGAGCAAGCGATCCTTTCGTTTGCCCTCGCGATCGCCATCGCTCATTATTCGCCCGTCCCGATTGCTCTCCTCGACGAGGTAAGTCGTCTTGACGGCGACGCCAGGGGGAACTTTTTTGTTGCCTGTAGGAACGAAGTGATCGAGGAGAAAACCCTCGAACAAATCGTCCTGTTTGATCACAATCCGAGAGGATACGTCAAGGCAGGGTTTCATACTATTTCGGTTACGCGATAAAAGGCCGGCCTCCCCGTTTGGAGGACGGAGTTCATAGGAGAAGGGGGGGATTGAATGTTTTTCGGTCCCTCCTCTTTTTTGTGTTTGAAGCGAGCCTAAAAAGGCACATAGTAGGAATTCTATGAACCTGACGACCGAACAAAATACCGCCGCGACGCTACCTCTCGCCGACGGGCAAATTCAACTCATTGAATCCGTAGCGGGATCGGGGAAAACGACCGTCGCCGCCGCGCGGATCCGGAACCTCATCGCGGAGGGAAGAAATCCCGCCGGCATCGTTGCAATCACCTACACCCGGGCGGGGGGGAAAGCTCTCCGTGCGAAAATCGGGGAGCTCTCGACGCCTCTCGGATGGGTCGGAACCCTCAACGCTCTCGCGATGCGAGCGCTAAACGTTCAACCTGAAAAGTTCCTCACGGAGGCGGAGGAGGAGGATTTTGTTCGCGATATCCTTCGAACCCTACGCCTCGACAAGGCGATCAGTCTCCGGGCCGCGGGCCTCGCTCTCTCGAGCGCTCCCGGGAGCGATGCGGTGAGCAATGGCAATATCTCCCTTTTCGTTCGCCGCTACCGTGCGGAGCTCAGGAGCGCGGGAAAGACAACTCACGCCGCTTGCCTCCTCGATTATTTCGATCATTTGCAGGGGATCACATCGCCGCCTCAAATCCTCCTCGTTGACGAGGCGCAGGACACCGCTCCGATCGATCAGGAGATTTATTATCGCCTCCGCGGCACTTACGGCACGATCATTATCGGCGATCGCCGGCAATCAATTTTTCAGTTTCGAGGATCCTCCGACGCCTACATTCGAGCGGCCGCTCGCCGGGGGACGATCACTCCGCTCTCGACGTCGTTTCGATGCGCGCGGACTATCGTCGCACTTGCGAACAAGGCAGCGGGATTGACGGGGGAGGCCGCGATGAGATCCGCGCGCGATCACATGGGAGTCACGGTCAACGTGAGAGTCAACAATCAACGCGAGGAGGAGGATTTTCTCGCTCACTGGGCAACGAACAACGTCGCCGGCGGAGAAAGCGGGGCGATCCTTTGCCGCTACAATGCCGACGTTGACCGGATCTATCAGGCCCTCTCGACTTGCGGCATTGCCCTTGCTCCCCGGGTCTCGAGATCGGAGGAAAAGGAGGCCGGCATGAAGGCCCTCGTCAATATCCTCCGTTTCATCGTCGCCGCTCTCGATTCATCGTCTCAGATTGAAGCGGGACGAAACCTCATCAATAAACTCCCCTGGGAGATCCGGAGCGAAGTGATCGAGGCCGCGTGGAAATCCCTGGATTACGAGATCGACCTCGACGAGGTCCTCCGACGCCTCGAAACTCCGAGCGAAATTCGAGCGGCCGCGAAAGCTCTCGGATTAGGACGCGAGAGGTTCGATATTCAGGGCGTGAGGGCCTTGATTGAGGCCGCCACAGACCGGCGAGGGGGCGACGAGGGTGAGGACACCGGAATTCACGTCGAGACGATTCACGGGGCAAAGGGGCGCGAATGGGATCACGTCGTTCTCGCCGCCGCCGACAGTCGCCTCGACGGGACTCTCGACATTGCCGATTTAAACCTCGTCTATGTCGCGATCACCCGGGCCCGGGACACGTTCGTCGCACTTCACGCGAGCAATATTTTCGACAAGTTCACCGGGAGAACTCGCTCGATCGAACCCTCGAAAATCATCAATTCGCTTTGATCATGCCCGACGAGCAAATCGAACAACAGGGAGAACTCGAGCTCAAGGGCGATCTCCGGGGCCTTGACTGGGCAATCATTATCGCGACGCCTGGGGAAGCGGCCGCGCGTGAGGCCGCCGGGGAGATCACTTGGCAGGGGGACGCCTACTACACCGCCGGCGCCGCCGGTAGCGAGGCGGAGGATAAACCTCCCCTTGCGTGGCTCGCCGCAATAGCGGGGCGCCTCGCCGGCGAAACCCGACTCTCTCACGCGGAGTTTCGGGTCCTGCTCATGATCATCTATCGGGCGGGGCGAAAACAGAAAGCATGGCCCTCAATGAGGACGATCGCCGCGGACGCGGACGTCGCTCTTTCGATGGTTGTCAAATCGCTGCAACGCCTCGAGGAACTCGGATATATTTCGTGCGAAAAGAGGGGGAATCGGAGCAATTTATACTCGATCACCGCTCCCGGAGGGATCGCTCCCGTGTACCTCTCAGAGGAACACGGTGTTCCTCTCACAGATACACGGTGTTCCTCTGAGAGGCACAGAACTATAAAAGGAACTGAGAAAGGAACTGAATCAATAGGAGAGACTGATTTGTTCGGGGAAGAAATCGGAGGAGCTCCGGATCCGAAATCTCCCTCCGATCTCTTCGCTCAGGTCCTCCCGGAAAAGATCTCCTCGGATCCGGCCGCAATGGTGGCACTCGGGAAATTCGTTCTCGATCGCAAGGAACGGAAAAAACCTCTCACCTCGAGAGCGATCCGGATCCTTTGCGAGCGAATCAAGGACTGGGAACCGGAGGACGTCGCCGCGGCCGCGCTCACTGCAATCGAGAAATCATGGCTCACGCTCTACGCTCCGAACCCTGTAGCACCCGCGGGAGAGGTCAAACTCCCCGCCTCAAATTTTGAAGGATGGAAAAAGAAATGATGAAAATCGAAATCGGCGACACGATCGCGAAACCCTCACAATTCACGCCGCAACGAACCCGGGAAACCTGGGAGCGACGGATCGGAAAGTTCCCCTCGAGAATGACGTCGGGATCCCGCGCTCACCTCCCGCGAGACGCGGCCGCGTTCGTTGATTCGATCAATGAAACCCGACTCCTCCTCCTCGACGACGGAATCGGTTCGATCATTGCCGGCGAGACAGGTCTCGGGAAAACCCGGGCCGCGGTCTCACTGGCGAGCGCTTACGTTGCGTCTCGATGGGCGGTTCCGGCCTTCGTGAGTGCCGTCGCGATTCGATCGAAAGCGTTCTCCGACTGGGCCGCCGCGGATCAGATCATCACCGATGCCTCGAAAGCGGGGATCCTCGTCCTCGACGACGTCGGCAAGGGCACTCCGAGCACCGTCGTCGACGACATTCTGTTCGCGATCATTGACGCGAGGTCGAACGCCTTTCGCCCGACGATCATCACGACGCAATACGGACCGGAGGACCTTGTCGGGAGGTTCAAGGACGCGACGAACGCGGCCGCGATCATGAGGCGAATCATGGAATTCAGCGATCCGGAGGTTTTCTCGAAATGAAAGCACTCAAAACGATATCTCTCCTCGCGTTGATCTATGCGCCGTTCCGTCCCGAGATCTTTCCTCTCGCGCCGTGGAGTGCGGTGACGGGATCGATTTTCGGAACTATCTTCGCGTTGAGTGCCTTCACCCGGCCGCGGGTCTCCTGGGGAATGGTAGGCGCCTTTGCTCTTGCTCAGGCCTCCGGGGTGATCCTCGAGGCGAAATGGAACGTCCCGGGGGCCCTCGCCGCCGCCTCCGTGATCTTTTGGGTATTGATCGGAGCTCACGACAACGCTCAGAAGTATCCGCGAATCACTACGCAAAATTGCGCATCGAACCTCAAACCGCCGCGGAATCCGTCCCTCAACTGAGTCATGGCAAAGCAATACAAGGTCCTCGGGCACGACAATATTTTCCGATATCGGGTCGTTTCCTCGAGCCGCCCGGGGGAAGTCGAACACGTCGTCGACGTAAGCGCTCACAGGGGAATCGGGGAATGTTCTTGCGAGCATTTCGTTTACCGGATCCTCCCGACGATCGAGTCGGACAACCTCCTCGCGATCGCGAAAGCTCACGGAGCTCCTCTCCGTTGCTCTCACATCGTCGCCGCCCGGGAAACCTGTCTCGACGCGTTGATTCAACTCCTCGAGGCGAAAGCGGAAACGATCGAGAAGAAAGGGGGAGCATGAAAAACCGCGGAACCTCATTCGAGAAGCGAATCGCCGACGCTCTCGAGATCTATCGAAACCGGGGCGCCCTCAAAGCTCACAAAGTGGATCCGCCGACGAAAACGTTCCCAGGCGGGAAAGGCCGGCCGCCTCGCACGATCCTCCTCCCGAATCCGTTTCTCGACTTTGTCGGAGCAATGCCGAACAAGGGCGGGCGAATGCTCTGTTTCGAAGCGAAGCGGACGGAGGATCCGCGCCTCGCGATCGATGCCGACAGGGGAGTCACGCCGGCGCAATGGGCGAGCCTTCACGAATGGCAGGCCGCCGGCGCCGCCTGTTTCATTTTATGGGAGTTCCCGACGCGGACGGATCCGTTCGAAATGCGGATCCTCACCCTCGAGATCGCAAAGGCCGCGCTCCTCGATTGCGAGCGGAAAAGCGTCCCGTGGAACCGGGCCGCGCCTGTTCCCAGGGGGACGGGGTATCTCCGTTATGATTTCATGGCAGCGATCGACGCGTTGACATAATAGCCGCGATGGGTCATTTTAGGCACAGCGCGAACCGAAAAATCACCTCAACAGAATTGACGAGAAGACAATGAAGAAAAAACACGACGCGACGGAGGTCCTCGCGATGAGCACCTCCGCCCGCACCGCTCAGGAGTTCGCTCCTATTCGCGCATGGGCAAAAGCAAACCCGGGAGCGATTCAAAAGCTCACGGACAAGATCAAGGATAAATCGGGGGAAGCGGTCAACCGGCATATGGTGGGACGATGGCTCAGCGAATCGAACCCGGTTCAACCTCGTTACGGTTACGGTCTCTATTTGATCGAGGCTTATCAGGAACTCTTGTCCGAATAACCCGCTCCCCCTCTCCCTCCGAAAATCAGTAAATCACCCTCAAAAATCCGATATCATGGCAAAACAGACACTCCCCGAACTGGCGGATCACCCGATCGCCGCAATGTTCCCGCTCCTCGACGAGGTCGCTCTTAACGATCTCGCCGAGGCGATCGCTCGCAACGGTCAACGTGAGGCAATCGTCCTTTATCAGGGGCAAATCCTTGACGGGCGGAACCGATTCCGCGCCTGTTCGCTCGCCGGCGTGAAACCGATCACCCGGAATTTCGATCCTACCGTTGACGGCAAGAGCGTCCTTCAATTCGTTCTCGATCACAACTTGAACCGTCGTCACCTGACCGCCTCACAGCGTTCAATGATCATGGCGATGAGCCTCAAGGCGATGCAATCGGAGGCGGCCGCGACGGCATCGAAAACGACGACGCCAAACCCGGCGACTCCTCCCGCGGATCCCGCCGGCGCCGCTCCGATCAAGGAAACCGTCAAGAAGTTCGGGGACGGGACGATCGTCGACGACGAAACCACAGCACCGCCGGCCGCTCCGACTCCTCCCGCGATGACTCAACAGGAGGCCGCGAACGCCGCCGGGGTATCGCTCCGGACGATGAACGCCGCGGAGAAGGTCCTGAAAGAGGATCCGACAGGCGAAACCGCGAAGGATATCGCCTCGGGGAAAAAGACGATCTCCCAGGCGCAAAAGGAAAAGAACGACGCTCAGGAGGCAGCCGACAAGAAGGCCCTCGAGGAGGAGCGGAAAGCGTTCCTCAAGGAGCTCCGGGAAGCGGGGGGCGATTCCTTCAAACAGGCATTCCTTGACGGCGACGTCCTCAAGACGACGAAAGAGGCGGCCGCATTCCGGGCCCTCGACGTCGAGACTCGCAAGAAGGTCGTTCCCCTCGTTGCTACGGGGTGGAAAGTGGGACGCGCCGCCGCTCACGTCAACAGAGCGATCACCGGGGCGACTACCCTCGACGACTTGATCAACCGGGCGATCGCGGAGGGCGGGGCCCTCGTTCATTCGTTCTCCGGATGGGAGATCGCGATCACGAAAATCGAAAAGTAATCCTCAACCCTGTTTCTCGTCATGCCCTCAGAACTGAAAAGAGCGAACGAAAGTATCGAGCCCTACGTTGATCGTCTTATTGACGAGTTCAACGTTCATGCCAGTCTCCGGGAGCATGAGGTAAGAATCGATTTCCTCATCGCTTACCCGGAAGTGAACGCCGACGGATTCGCGAAAGGTCCCGCGATCCTTCACCGCGGCATGAAGGCCCTCGGACTTTGCCGGGTCGTCAACTATCGGGACCGGATCAAGGGACTCGGGGACGCCGAAATCACCCTTGACGGCGAATACTGGGACGAGGCAACGGAGAGAGAACGCCTAGCGCTCCTCGATCATGAGCTCACTCACATCGAATTGAACTCCCTCGGGGGCGATATCGAGAGAGACGACGCCGGCCGGCCGAAAGTTCGGATGAAAAAACACGATTTCGAAGTCGGATGGTTTCACGGCGTCGCCGCGCGTTGGAAATCCTCCGCCTCGGAAGTGAGACAGGCGCGAGTACTGCAGGAAGGTCACCTCAAACAGGTCTATTTCGAATTCATGGACGACAACGGAGATCTCGAGCCGACGCGCGACGCGGTCCCGATCCCGAAAGCGAGACGACCTCGAGCGGGTCGATCCGCCCGAACTCCGACGACGCCTCAAAACGTTCACTTTGACGCGAAGTTCGGATAAGATCGATTTTCAAAACAGACATTTATGAAAATTGATCTCCGGCCGTATCAACGCCGATGGTGTCGCCGCGTCATTGACGCATTTGAGAAAGGCGTCCCCGGCGGGCCCGGGCCTTTCTCTCGAGTCATGGGAACCGCCGGCACAGGCGCCGGCAAAACGGTTATGTCGGGGGCCCTCGCGTGGTACGCGATCGAGAAGCGGGACCGCCGGACGCTTTTCCTTGCCGACACGGACGAACTCGTCAATCAGGCAGTCAAAAGCCTCTACAAAAGCACCGGCATTATCCCCGGCGTCGAGAAGGGATCCTCCCGGGCCTCGAAAAATGCTCGCCTCGTTGTCGGGAGCATTCAGACAATGAGCCAACCCGGCCGCCTCGCCGGGTGGGATCCGGATCACTTCGGTTTTATCATCGCCGACGAGGCACATTTGAGCATGGCCGATTCATGGCAATCCGTTTTGAAGCGATTCAATCAAGACGGCGCCGGCGCCTGGGTCCTCGGGGTAACGGCGACACCGGAGCGGGGCGACGAGAAAGATCTATGGACGTTTTACGAGCACCTCGCCGACGAAATCGGACTGTTCGAACTCATTGACCTCGGGTTCCTTGCTCCGATCACCGTCGAGACTGTCCCGATCACGATCGACGCTACCCGGGCCGCTATCTCCGCGACGTACGACGAGGACTCCGACACAATGACGGAGGCGATAGAACCCTACTGGGACGCCATTATCGACGCATGGATCGAGAAGGCCCGGGGCCGCCCTACGCTCTTTTTCCATACCGGGATACGTGCGAGCAAGCGATTCACGGAACGCCTCATCGCCCGGGGGATCTCCTCGAGGCACGTTGACGGGAAGTCTCCGGACCGCGCGGAGGTCCTCGACGGGTTCGAGCGGGGGGACTTCGAAACCCTCAATAATGCGATGCTCCTCGTCAAAGGTTACGATTGCCGCCCGATCTCTTGCGTTTGCATCTTGCGCCCGACGGAGTCTCGAGTCGCATATCAACAAATGGTCGGACGGGGGACGAGGATCTCACCGGAGACAGGGAAAACCGATCTCCTCCTCCTTGACTGTCTATGGCAGTTTTCCGACAAAATGAAACCGATCGGGCCGGCCGATCTCCTCACCTCGAGCACGAAAAAGGCGAGCCTTTACGCCGATCAAATGAGAGGGAAAGGCGCCGGCCGCTTGAACCTGGGGGACGTCGCGACGGAGTTCGAACGCGAGAAGGAACAACAGTTTATTCGACGACTGAAAGAGAACGCCGCGAAACGCGTCCCGATGCGATGCGACGCGCGCGAACTCGGGATCCTCCTCAATCAACCCGATCTCCTCGACTTCGAACCTCTCGCCGCCTGGGAGCGCGCACCGATCACCGATAAACAGAAAGAGGTCCTCCGATCGCGCGGGATCAGTTACGGGAGCATTAAGTTCGCCGGCGAGGCCTCCCGGATCATTGGTTTGATCGAGCAACGGTCGAAAGCAGATCTCGCGACGGCGAAACAAGTCGGGTTCCTCGTTGCTCTCGGACTCGATCCTCAAATCGCCGCCTCCTTCACATTCGAGGACGCGAAAGCGAGCATTACGGCCGCCATTTCCTGACTTGCGCAAGGGCCGGAAAAGGCGCATAGTGGGGACGCATGAGCAAAACAGACACCCTCACGAAACCCGCTACTTTCACCGGTCACATTGTCCCCGTCGAGACCGCCTCGACGCGCCTCGGGATTCAAAAATGGTATAGCACCGATTACATTGCCTTCAATCACAACGAGATTTCGTTGACGGCGAGAACGGAGTCCGTCCTCGAGTATCTCCGGGAGCTCGCCGCTTTTGTTCGGAAGCAGGGATTCGAGGAGTCGCAACGGTGGGAGAAATCGGGGATCGTCTACTACTCGGGGACGATCGCAATGGAGGCGATCAACAAGGAGATCTCGAGAATCACCGCTCAGGAACTCGGGGTCATCGATGCCGATGAGGAGTCGATTCTCGCGACGAACGCCGCCATTGCCGCGGAGGCGCCGCCGGCGGAACCCTACGTTTTGACCGTTGAGGCATTTTTCCCGCCTTCGCAGGGATTCGACAAAGCGGGATTGCCGAACCTCACTCCGGAGCAACTCGCCGCGGAGACGATCGTCGCGCTACAGGAGGGGGACAATACCGCCGCCGAACGGTTCGCCGCCCGCCTCGTCAAGTCGCTTGCTCGCCGGATCCGTAAGGGAGAATAATCCTCGAATAATTCGCCATGAAAAAGAAAATCACGCTCGAGCTCGAGCTCACCGACGAGGACCTCATCGCGATCCGACACTCGATCGAGGACGCCGCGCATGGAAACGCAATGAAACCCTTTTCCCGGCCGCTCCCGAAAATCCCCGCGGACGACGGGTTACTCACCGCATGGGCAGGGACGTTGATCCGGAAGAGTATCCGGGCCGCTACGTTCGCCGCGCGCGATTACAAGGACATTCACGATCTCCTCCGCTCGAGTCTCGAGAGCAAGGCGGCCGCACGTCAACGCCTCGCCGACAAGGGAGGCAAGCCATGAAAAAGGATCCCGCCAAAAAGAGAGCACCGCGGAGGATGAAACTCGCGACGCCGGAACCGGAAAAGAAAACGGAACCGCCGGCCGCGACGGCGCCGACTCCTCCCCCCGCTCCTCCCCAGGTGAGAACGATCTCCTACGACGCCGACAATTCGCGTCTCCGACTCGGAGTGCATTTCGCCGGGGTGACGATCGCGCTCCCGATCGAGCTCCGGCAACTGGCGATAATGCTCGAAACGGTCCCGTGGCGGGTCGTCAATGACGCCGACGGGTTCGAGAGTTTCGCCGACGTTCACGATATCCTTGTCGAGGCGGCCGCTCAGATCGAGACGGATCGCGCCGGCACTCCTCTCCTCCTCCCTCCCCCCGCTCCTCCTACAGAAAAGAAAGAATGAGAACCTTGCCGCCGATGGAATCGGGAGAGCTTATGCACTTCCTTGACTTTGTGAAACTGGGGGGCGCCCTCCGGGAGATCCCTCTCGAGACCGCCTCGGGAACGCCATTGCTCCCAGGGGAGCGAATCACCCATATGGGAGGCGATATCGCCGGAAAGACGTTCACGGAAATCACCTGTCTCCCCGGGTTCGAGATCGAGTATCTCGGACGAGCGACGGTTCAACGCATGCCGGAAGGCGGTCCCGTCGAACTCGCCATTTTTCAGGACCGGTTCTCGAGCACGAAAAACTATGTTTGGGCCCTCATCGTCGGAGGCGAGGAAACGAATCACGCTCTGTTTCACTACCCGGCGGAGGAGACGATCCCGAATATCGTCACGACGCTCACGATCAACAAAGCGCCGGCGATCGTCAAAGCATGAGCGAACCGACTGAGCTTCAAACCGACGTTTTTTCGATCGAGCTCTACGACGTCGGCGTAGTGTTCGGGGTGGGAGGCACTCAGGAGGCCTTTGCGCGCGAGTTTTGCCGTCTCTTGAACTACGGGGACGACGACACCCGGGAGACCGTAGGACACGCAAAGGAGGGCACGGAAAGGGAGGTTCCTCCCGTCGGAGTCGCTTTCTCCTCGAGGACCTCGGGGGACGCCGGCCTATGGATGCCGAAAAAGCCGGATTGCGTTAGCGAAATCGGAACCGTTGCTCATGAGGCCGCTCACATCACGTTTCACATTGCTCTCCGCAAGGGCATCGAATACACGACGCACGGCGGCCGCCTCGGGTGGGTCAATGACGAGGCATTCACGTATTTGATCGGTCACATTACCCGGGGATATCTCCGGTTCATCAATCGCACGATCGAGGCAGCGGAGGAGGCCTCCTATGTCCTCGACATTCCCTCTCCCTCATGAAGACACCGAAAACAGACAAACCGAAAAAGCCGAAAGGGCGGGACGTCCTCCTCGGGGCGATCGTCGTCACGAACTACGGCACCGGGCCGTACTTGATCGAGAGAATCCTCGGACCGTCAACGGAACCGCTCTTTTCCGATACCCTCGCCGGCATCAAGAGACACCGGGAACCATATTACTATTTCGAATGCCGGGACCTTGACGCCGACGGGCAGATCAGGAAGCGGGATCACGCCTACCTCAACGGATACCGCCTCGACGGGACTCACGTCTCGAGCGGGGACGTGATCACCTTTTTCCGGCCGGACGAACTCGAAATGAGCCTCGCCGATATCGCCGCCTGGGCGATCGCGGTCCGGGACGCGCCGTGGTATCGCCGCGCTCCTTTGGAATCTCCCCGGATCATTGACGCCGATTACCCGGTTCCTCCGTTTGCCGGCGCCGAACCCGCCGCGGATCCGAACAAACAGGAATGCGTCGTTTGCGGTGGCACCGGGAAGCTCCGGAAGTCGGCGACGCGCTCACATACCGCCACCTGTCATTGGTGTGCGGGGGAGAAGGTCGTCGACAAATTGAAGCGATGAGCCGCAAGAAGAAAACTCCCGTGGAGATCGTTCACGCCGGCGAGCATGCCGCTTACTTTTTCGCGGTCAAGAGGCAAACCGGGCGGGGGTGTTGGTGGGGCGAAATTATCGAGGTCTCTCACGATCGCCGGTTCGCTAAATTCAAAGGATCCCGCGTCGCGGGTCGTCCCCGATGGGTCGAGACGAGCGCTCTCGTTGACACCCGTTCGCGCAAATCATGACAGTCTAAAGGCCGATACACGGACCGGATCAGGCGCGCGCCGCGACAATTGAACCGAAAAAGACGCTCCGAGGGCGTGACAAGGTCCCGCCGCCGTGCCATCGTTGCGCGAAATGGAGAAACGAAACCCGCGCCGGCGAGGACCGAAATCGAAACTCACCGCGGAGCGCGCCGACAGGATCGTCGCGCGGATCCGGGAAGGGCATTTCAACTGCGTTGCCGCGGCCGCCGGTGGGATCTCCGAGAAAACGTTTTATCGGTGGCTCGAGTGGGGGAACCCGGAGCACCCGGAATATCACCCTCGATACGGCCGCTTTCTCAAACGCGTCACGGAGGCGACGGCGGAGAGCGAGATCGAGATCCTCCGCAAGATCAACGCGAAGGGGACCGCCCGGGATCTCCTCGAGCTCCTCGCTCGCCGGTTTCCCGATCGGTGGAGTCCCCGTCACCGCCTCGAGCATTCAGGCCCGGGCGGGAAACCTGTCTCCCTCGAGCATTCCGGGGAAGTCAAAGGCGCCGCGGTCACGATCGTTATCGAGAACGCCGCGGACGTATGGAACGAGGCGGACAACGTCGAGGCGGAGGCCGCCTTTGTTGCGCGCTCCGGGAGCGAGCTCCCCGCTCACCTCCTCGAGGGCGACGCCGGGGATCCGGACAAATGAGCGTCGTTCTCAAGCTACAGCGTCAACAAGCGAAGGCCCTCACCTGTCCCGCGGACGAGCTCCTTTATGGGGGCGCCGCCGGCGGAGGAAAGAGTCACCTCCTCCGGGCCGCCGCGATCCGCTACGCTCAGGCGATCAACGGCGTTCAAATCTACCTTTTCCGGCGATCCTACGGCGAATTGAAATTGAACCACATGGAAGGCCCGACGAGTTTCCCGGAGCTCCTCGCTCCTCTCGTCAACGCCGGCAAAGTGACGATCGTCGAAAACGAGATCCGCTTTCACGACACCGGGAGCAAAATTCACCTTTGTCACCTGCAGTACGCGAAGACGCTCCGGAAATACCAGGGGGCGGAGATTCATATCCTCCTCATTGACGAGCTCACTCACTTCACGGAGGACGAATATCGATACCTCCGCGGCCGCGTTCGACTGGGAGGCCTCAAGGTTCCCGATGAGTTCAAGGAGGAGCTCCCGCGGATCATTGCCGGGACGAACCCGGGATCGATCGGTCACGTTTGGGTCAAGAGGACTTTCGTCTCCCAGGGGCCGATGAGGATCGTGAGACAGGACAAGGCGGAGGGCGGAATGAGGCGGGTCTATATCCCCGCCCGCCTCGAGGACAATCCCGCGATGCTCGAAAACGATCCCGATTATGCGGATCGCCTCGAGGCCCTCGGGGATCCCGTCCTCGTTCGGGCGATGAAAGAGGGCGATTGGGATATCGTCGCCGGATCGATGTACGGGGAAGTATGGCGGAGGCACCTTCACGAAATGGCACCGTTCCCGATCCCCGCTCACTGGAAAATGTTTGCGGGAGCGGACGACGGGTTCGCCGCGCCGGCCGCCTACTATTGGATTGCGGAGGATCCGGAGATCAAAACGCTTTACGTCGTCGCGGAGCTCTACCGCGCGCGAATGCTCCCGGAGGAGTTCGCGGAGCGGGTCAAGAATATCGAGGCGAGGATCCCTCGAATCGAGCGGGATCAGGTCATGAGACACGCCGCCTTAATGACACGGGTTCCTTGCACAATGGACCTTGCCGCCTTTTCGAACACTGGGCAAAGCACGACGCCGCGGGGGAATCAACTCAAGGCCCTCGGACTCCCGGTCTCACCGTCGCCGAAATGGGCAGGATCCCGGGTTCACCGGGTGCAAAACCTTCACCGCCTCCTCGCGCCGAACCGCCTCGATCCGAAAGGAATGCCCGGGATCCGGTTTTTCTCGACGTGCCGGCATGCAATCGAAACGATCCCCGTCCTCCCCAGGGACAAGGACGACATTGAGGACGTTGACACGGATGCCGACGATCACGCCTTTGACGCGATCACCTACGGAACAATGCGGGTCGATCGCTCCGTTCGCCGGGTGCGGGTCAAGGGGATCTAACTCCGATGCGCAAAATTGCGTAGTGCCTGAAATGGCCCTTGCAAGCGGACCGGAAAAGGCGCATTGTTACGGCATGACAATCGAAACGACCTCCCCGCTCCCCCCTCGCCTCCCTATGGTGAACACGGAGCAACTCCGGCGGCGTCTCCTCGAGACGTTCGGGCGCGATCACAGCGTTTCCTCGCTCGAGGCCGCCGCGCGCGCCGCGGGACGTGACTTTTCCCAGGTTCGCGCAATGGAGCGTTGAGCCTTCAAACAACCCGATCAACAGATATGGCAAAAGAACCGCAAAACGATAACGGGGGACAATGGTTCCCGACTGCAAACCTCCGATGGGCGATGTATCTCAAGGACTCGCCGAAACCCGTCCTCGAGGTCGAAATGGCCGAAATTATGTTCGGGGCCGAACCGACGCAACGAGGCAACGGACCGATGAACGTTATCAGGATCCCGACGGGGCGGAAACGATGGGCGCCTGTCCCGACGTTCGGATTCAACGAGCACGCTCCGACGATCGAGCAACTCACCGCGGCCGCTACGCCGACGCCGGCGTCAATGATCGGAGACGACAAGGACCTCGACGCCTCCGACGTCACCGCCCTTTGCAAGGTGATCAGTGAGTTCCTACCGGAGGGGACCGGATTCTGTATCCTCACCTTTCCCTTTTTCAATCCGGAGGGGACCGTTCGATTCGCCTCGAACGCTCAGCGTGCCGAGGTCCTCATCGTTCTCAAAGCATGGATCGCGGCACAGGATGGCGCGACACCTCCCGCCGGATCCCCAGGCGAGGAGATCGCCCGATTGAGACAGGAGACCGCCGACGACAAGTTCCTCATGCAAGGCGCCTTGCAACTCCTCAAGGAGATAGGCGCGCCGGCGAGCTCTCAGGACGTTATTCTCGCCGCTCACCGGGCCCGGGGGGAAACTCCCCAGGCGGAGACGCTCGAGGACCTCAAGTTTCGCGCCGGCGACGTCGTTCGAAGCGTCCAGACTGGGGCGGAATACACTCTCGCAACGGATGAACTCGACGGAACCGTTTACGGACTCGGGAAACCGATCATGAGCCTTCACGCATGGGCAGTCGAACTTGTGAGGCGGGCCGCGCCGTCGGAGCGGCGCAAGATGCTCGAGGAAAGCGAAGGACGCGGACAGGAGGATTTCCTCGGACGGATCGCCGTCGCTCAGCGAATCGACCTCGATCTCAAGGAGGGGTATCCCGGGATCACCGGAGAGAGCGCGGAGAAGGGAGGGCCCTTGTAATGGCATCAAGTTACCCTCCCGGATGCTCGAGCGTCCCAGGCGACGACGACGACGGCATTTGTTACGTTTGCGCGACGGTCGTCGACGACTGTATTTGTCCCGAGTGCCCGACGTGCGGCGCCGTAGGGGATCCGAAATGTTACGACGCGCACGGTCTCACGCGCTCACCGGAGCAAATCAGGCGATTCACCGCCCTCGAGGAGGCCGCGGCACAGCGGAACCGGGACGAAGCGGAATTTTGGGCACAGGAAGCAGAACGAGAAAGATCAGGATACTATGAACAGTGAAAATTTGAAGGCTACGGAGGACCGCCTTGCCGTCCTCGAGGCGAAAGTCGAACTCATCAAATCCGGGTTCGCCGGGGTAACACCCGACGGGGTGATCGTTGACCGGAGGACCTTTCCCGACGCGATCCCCGTGCAAGCGAACAGTCTCCTCGGGACACCCGCACCGGAGGACGTCCTCGGGGGCAAAGTCATCGTGATCGGGGAATCAAGCGAGGCCGCGTTGAACCCGTTGAGCCTCGAGGCAATACAGCGCGCCGCCTATCAAGTGGGGGCGACTCCGCCTCCGCCGGATCCGCCGAAAAAGAGCGTTCGCGTCAACCTCCGAAAGATCGCTCAGAAGTCTCTCGAGCGGATCGCGAAGGATTACGACGCCGGCGAGCTCCCCCAGGGGGAGGAAACCGATCGATTCGTTGCCGCGGTCAAAGCGGAGATCCTCCGCCGTCGATCGATCCGGTCGATATCGAATCACCGCGCCGGCGATCGGTCGCACAAATCGAAACGGAAAGGCCGCAACCGATGAGCAAGAAGGTCACGAAATGGCTCGAGATCATCGCCTACACCGTCGCGACGATCGTGATCGGGTTTTTCTCGGGAGTTCTTGTCGTCGCCGACTGGCGAGCGAACGGGATCCCGATGCTCCGGGCCGCCCTCGATATCATCAAATCAATTTTCAACGCATCATGATCATTATCTCAGACTCAGGCCGCGATATCGGCAAAACGATTCAAACCCTCATGGAATCCGCCGGGGCGGTGAAACTCCTACACGGGGACGCATGGCCCGAACGATCGGAACGCCTGCAGGAATTCGTTCGCGAGGCAATGCGCCGCCTCAAGACAACGAGCCCTCTCTCGGGAGCAATCGCGATGGCGAAAAACGCGAATGCCGACGGGAACCCTATGGCCGCGATCGAGATCCTCGCCGCCGCCCTCGAAATGGACGAAAAAAAGGGAGGGCGCGAATCATGAGTGATCTTGCTCCTCACGTCATTACTCAGACGATCGAGATCCCGATCGTTGACCGCGCCGGCGTCCCGATCCGGATCGGGAGCGTCATTCGAACGGAGAAACCCGGGAGCGTTTGCCGGGGCGTCGTCGTCGAGATCGCCGACACCGCGGGGACCTACCGTCACGCCGGCGCCGTCGGCGATATCGTCGTCAAGTTCGCTCCCGGGAGTCGCCGGGTCACGAACTGCTATTCCGAATGGGAACACATTCCCCGGGCCGCTCAGACGGTCGAGGAGCGTTACGAGTCATGGATGACGCAACCCTTCGAATGGGAAGACGCCGACGCCGACGAGCTCCTCCCGGGAGCACGCACCCGTGACGAGGCCCTCGCGATCGAGGGAATCCTCGCGTTGCTCCCGGAGGACCGGTTCGCGGACGGGTACGCCAGTCTCCCGGACTCGATCGAGGATGCCCTCGGGATCGTCGTCGCGATGATCAAGGAGGCCTCCGACTGGAAAGACGGCGAGGATCCTCCGCCGGCACTCCTTGACGAGCCCGGGATCACCGTCCTCGCCGAACGGTGGAGTCGCCGCGTTGCGGTCATGACAAAGGAGGGGAGAATCGATATCGGCCGCTTTCATCACTACCCGGCGCCGCATGCCGGATACTGGGCAACGGACGACGGGCGCCGCGGAGTTCACGTCAAACACTGGCAATACCTACCTGGGGAACGATGAGCAAACCGAACCTTAAAACCCTCGAGGAGAAGGCGGCCGCGTGGAACGAGAAACACGACGTCGGGACTCCGGTCATTCGCTATAAACTCATTGATCCGCTCCGGGAGGGGACCGTAACGAGAACCCGCTCCGGCGCCTGGGTCATGGGAGGACACTCCGTCATGGTAAAGGTCGAGGGCGTCTCCGGGGGCGTCCTTTTGGATTCCGTCAACGCGATCGCGACGCCGGCCGCCGGCCGCTACACCCTGCAATGGAATTACGGCCGCTCACAATGCTCCTTTAGTTCGCGTCGAGACGTGATCGATTTCATTGAAAAGGAGCTCACCGATATCGAAACCCGGTCACAGGACCTCCCCCGCGAATCATGATCAGAGTAACCGTTGAACTCATTCCCGGCGGAGACGAGTCGTCCCCGCGCCGAAAGGTCCTCGGGTCGATCGATATCGTCAACGATGGCACAGGGACCGCCGACGTCGGAAACTACACCGGGCGAATGAGGGCCGAATACACCCTCAAGGACCGCAACGCGCGCGTGACGAACTTTCATCGCCGCCGGCAAAGCGTCATGAGCCTTGTCGGGGCGTTCCTCAAGGCCTGGGGACACACGACGCATTCGCCGAAAGATATCGAGAAGCTACGCGACGAATGATCCGCGTCGCTCCCTGGGGGCAATGTGACGTGACGTCACGTTTCAGTTTTTCCTATTGATCACGGACCGGAAAAGGCGCATAGTGCGCGCGCAGACTATGACAGACTCAAGGGAAAACGATCACGGGGTTTTCATCGATGCGGAGGAGATCGTCCTCGCGGAAATGAAGCGCTACCGCGCCGCGGCCGAACTCGCCTATCACGGCGGGGCGTGGTACGTCGGACAACATTTCGACGCACCGAACGAGGGCACAGGGTTTTGTCCCTCGAGGACGTTCTCCGCGCCTCATTACTCGAGGTTCAACGCGATTGAACTCGTTCGGATCGAGGCCCTCAACTGGTTTTCCTCGAAAGAGTATCTCAAACCGGAGGCACATAAGTTCGTCGCCGCCCTCAACGCCTTCAAATTTACGCCGGCCGCATGAGAACCCTCCTCTCCCTTTTCGATTATACCGGCGAATGGAGCGCTCCCTTTTGGCATGCCGGATGGGACGTGATTCAGGTCGATTTGCAGCATGGGACCGATATCTCGGACTTTTCGTGCGAATACCTTATCGACAACGTCCTCGGGGACGGCACCGTCGACGGCGTGATCCTTGCGCCTCCCTGCACGGAGTTCACCGTCTCGGGGGCGCGATGGTGGAACGACAAGGACGCCGACGGAAGGACCGCCGCGGCCGCGGAACTCGTCCTGCAGGGGATTCGAACGATCGAATTTCTCAAGCCCGACTTTTGGGCCCTCGAGAACCCTCCCGGGCGAATCGAGAAGGTCGTCGAGGCCCTCAAGGGATTGAAGCGCTTCACCTTCGATCCGTGCGACTTCGCGGGATACGTTGACCGCCTCCCTGGGGACGACGACCTCGAGGCGAGCGTTCGCGAGAAGGCACTCCGCGCCGCCTGGGATACGATCACCGCCTCGGAGATCGAGCTCACGAAGCGCCGCAATCTCTACACGAAAAAAACCGTCCTATGGGGGCACTTTCCGGAGCTCGAGAAGCGTCGCGAGGAACCGGTCAAGGTATGCGCCGCGGGATCATGGTTAATGCGCCTGGGGGGCGCGAGTGCGGAAACCAAAAACGCGAGATCCGCGACACCGTTCGGTTTCTCCGAGGCCTTCTTTCGCGCCGTCGAGGACTACCGTCTCGACTGGGAAGCGATCGACAACGGCGACGAGCTCTATCATTCTTTTCAGGAATGAGGAAACGCCGCAAACCCGAATGCGCAATTTTGCGTAGTGGACCGGATCCGTTCGCCGGACTGAGCATTTTCGAGGATCCGCCGCTCTACCGATGGGCGTTCTATTGCCGCGACTGGTGTCACCTCCGGAACCCTCTCGACTATCAAACCGGCATGGGTCTCCTCCCTCTCGACGCGTACGTTGACGAGGAGATCGTCCTCTATGAGATCGAGGACACCGTGATCGCCGCGGACTACGCCGGCGCCCGGGCCGCCTTCGCGCGCCGATGGGGGAACGTTGACACCGGCGAGATTCATTGCCTGGGAAAGGTCGTTTTAAAGGCGCCGCGACGATCCGCGGCAAGGAAAAATAAGGGATGCACGCTCAAACATTGATCAACCTCCTCCGCGGGAAATACGGCCGCGATCACTACGTCGACGCGGAGGTTCAAGTCGGGAAGAAAGGGCAACGCGCCGATTTCATCGCCGTTGCCGCCTCATGGAGCAAGCCGGACGTGCATATTTGCGAGGTCAAGGTTTCCCGGGCCGATTTCATCAAGGACAACAAATGGCCCGACTACCTCGAATCGTGTACTCATTTCTGGTTTGTCACCGCTCCGGGAGTCATCAAGGACCGGAGCGAAATCCCGGACGCCGCGGGATGGGTCGAGACGAGCAAAAACGGGAAGGTCCTCTACATTCGCAAGAAGGCGCCGCGCCGGGACCTCCGCGACGAGGCCGCCGCGCGCGTTTTCCGGCAACTGCTACACCGCCAGTTCTACAAGAAGGTCAACGGACCTCTCGGGGCGGAGACACCGGAGGAGCGTCGCGCCTACTGGGAAACGTGGCTCGCCGGCGAGGCCGCCGACAAAGAACTCGGATATCGGGTCTCGAAAGGCGTGAGGGCCCGGATCGACGCCGCGGCCGCTCAGGTGATCGCGATGAAACAGCGTCTCGAGATCCTCGATCCGATTCGCCGATGGCTCGAAATGCGGAACATTGATCCCGACGGCGTGACACGTTACGAAACGATGAACGTCGATCGGTTTATTGCGAAGGTCGCTCCGGAGCTCATAAGCGAGGACGGGGTTCAAGAGATCAAGTTCCTCCGGAAATGCGTTCGCGAAATGAGCACGTCAATCGCGGAGTGGAACCGCCGGACCGATCACCTCCTCGAGAACGTCGAGAAGAAGGTCGAGAACCGGATCGCGGCCGCCCGGGCGGGTGAGGAGTGATCCCATTGCTTTCCCGCTTGTCGGGAGGCAGGCGTGACGATATCCTCCCCGCCATGGCATTCTATCGATTCAATCACCTACGCGTCGACGGGGGGACAATTTCCGAGATCACGACGCACCCGGATTATCTGTTTGCAATCGAGGAGTGGGAGAAAATCCGGGACGTGATTCAGGGAAGTAGGTTCGTCAAGGAGCGCGGGGAAAAGTATCTCCCGCGCCTCTATGATCAGAGCAACGAGGAGTACGAGGCCTATAAAATGCGGGCCCTCTTTTTCAACGGCACCCGGCGCACCCGGGAGGCCGGCGTCGGTTTGATCATGAGGAAAACGCCGACAATACAGGTCGACGAAACCGTCGAGTCGCGTTTCGGGGACGTTGATCTCAAGGGGAGCACCCTCAACGATTACCTCCGGACCGTCACGGAGGAGACTAGCTCCCTGGGGCGATCGGGAACCCTCGTTGATTGGAGTGAGGAGGAGAAGCGATTCTATTTCGCGTTCTATCACGCGGAGGATATTATCGACTGGGAGGAACGCCGGATCGGAGGCCGGATGAAACTCTCCCGATTGAAGCTCCGGGAGTTTGGGGTAATCCGCGATCCCGCGGCCGGACCGGACGGGGCGCCGGGATACGGGACTCACACCGTCGAGGAGACAATCTCCGAATATCGCCTCGAGGCGGAGTCGAACATTTGCGTCGTCGAAAAATGGACCGTCAAGAACGGATCGATCACGCCGAAACTCGCTCCCGTGGAAATGAAGCACCGGGGCGGGACTTTCGACTGGATCCCTTTTGTGTTTCACGGGATTGACGGGAACCGTTGCGACGTGGCGATTTCACCGCTCAGCGATCTCGCCGACGTCAATATTTCCCATTACCAGACCTCCGCCGATATCGAGAACGGTCGTCACGTTTGCGGGATCCCGACACCCTACGCCGCCGGGTTCGATGCGGGGACGGAGCTCATTCTCGGGAGTTCCCGCGCCTGGGTCTCGGAAGCAGTCGACGCAAAGGCCGGGTTTATCGAGTTCACCGGTCAAGGCCTCACCGCCCTCGAGAAGGCGATGAGCGAGAAGCAATCTCAAATGGCGATGCTCGGGGCCCGAATGCTCGAGACGCAAAAGACGGAGGCGGAGGCGTTCGGGACCGTGCAACTCCGGAGCAACTCCGAACAGGCGTCCCTCGTCAATATCTCGGAAGCAGTCTCCGCGACGATGAGCGCTTGTCTCAAAATCGCGGCATGGTGGGAGGGCACGAAGGACAAGAAAGTCGAGGACTTCGCGGAGGGGAATACGATCGTCCTCAATACCGATTTCGTCGCTTCTAAGATCGACGGACCTACCCTCGCCGCTCTCGTTGCCGCCTATCAGAGCGGGGCTATTTCATGGCAGACGTTCTTTTATCAACTCGAGCAAGGCGAGTTTTACAAGGATCAATGGACCGCGGACGAGGAGGAGGCCGCGTTGTTACAGAAACCCGTCACGCCGCCGCCTCCGACGGATCCGGATCCCGGCAACTCCGCGGAGTAACGTCTCATGGCCGAAATTGACGACTACCTCGACGATCGCGCGACGGGATATCAGATCTCCCTCCTCCGCGTCGAGGCCGGCATGAGGGCGAAAACCCTCGCCGCGCTCAATGAGCTCGAGGCGGACATAATCGGCACCCTCGAAAAGAACAAGGCGAACCTGTCTCCCGGTAAGAAGGCCGGCCTCGAGGCTACCCTCACCGCTCTGCAATCCCAGGTGAAAGGGATCTATAAGGAGATCGGGAAAACGAACGAGACCGATCTCGAGGGCGTCGCGAAGGTGACGACGAAAAAGACCGTCGCGGATCTCTCCGGAGCTCTCGGGGTATCGGTGGGACCGATGCAACTCTCCGGGGCGCAAGTGAGCAATATCGTCAAGGGCCCGGTTCTCGAGGGGAACCCTATGGAAAAATGGTGGAGTTCCCAGGCGGATAAAACGACGCGCCTCCTCAACGGGGAGATTCAAAAGGGAATGTTCCTCGGGGAAGGCGTTGACGAACTCGCGCGCCGGATCCGCGGGACGAAAGCTCAGAATTATAACGACGGGGTACTGCAGGTCACGAAACGGGAAGCGGAGGCTATTGTTCGGACCGCCGTTCAAACCGTGGCGAACACGGCAAAGCTCGAGACGCTCATGAACTCGAGCGAGGCGGTGAAAGGCGTTCGGTGGAGTGCTACCCTCGACAACCGGACAACGCCGACATGCCGAGGACTCGATAAACTCGCGTGGAGACTCCCCGATTTCGAGCCTATCGATCACGACAAGAAGTTCCCCGGGCCTATCGCTCACTGGGGATGCCGTAGCACTCAAGTCGCCGTCACGCGCTCATGGGACGAGCTCGCCGGCAAACGCCTCCCCGAGATCAACGGCGCCGCGTATCAAGAGGCGTTCGAGAAGTCTCTCCGCTCCCAGGGATGGGGGGAGGATCAGATCGCGAAAGCGGTCGCAAAACAACGGGCATCGATGAGCGGTCCCGTCTCCGCGTCCCTCGACTTTGACGCATGGGCGAAAGGCAAGGGAGACGACTTTTTGAAAGGCCTCCTCGGGCCCGGGCGGTTCGCGCTCTACAAAGCGAACAACCTGTCAATGCGGGACCTCACCGATCAGAAAGGACGGGAGCTCACGATCGCGCAACTCGAGCAAGCGATCGACGCCGGCGCCCTCCCGATCGAAACGGAGGGATTCAAGTTCATTCCCCTCGAGGACGTCGAGGAGAAGGCCGCGAAGGCGAGCAAAGGAACGCCTCCCCTCGAGGGCCCGACTCAGGAGCTCCTCGACGCGGCCGCCGCGGAGATCGCCGATATCGTCGCGAACCCGACGGGACAGGTCACCCTTGCAAAAACGATCGCGTTCCTGCAGGAGACGGAACCGAACCTCAACTCCGTGAGTCTCCTCGCCCGGGCGACGGCGATCGCGGACGAAAAGAAGGCCGCAAGTAACAAGGCGAGCCTCCTGAGCCTCGCGAAAAAGAAGCTCCTCGCCGGGGCACAACCTACCGCGGCACAACAGGCGGTCATTGATTCGCTCGGACCGGAGGAGTCGGCGAATTGGCTCGCCAGTATCGAGGACGCGAAGGCCGCGGCCGCCGGCGTTCAATTCGAGAATCTCCTCGCGAAGATAGACGCAACGGATCCGCTCACAGGCGCGCCGACAGGCGTCCCGGCCGCTCCGGAATGGGGAATCATTACCCCGGACCAGAAAGCGGCCGCGGAGAAGCTCCTCGCGCAAAAAAAGGCGGACTGGGCATCGATCAAGGCGAACGATATCCTCACCCATTTACAGGAGAAGTTCGAGGCAGGGAAACCCGTCGAGTTCGAGAAGGGAGAGCTTTTCTCCCTCAAGGAGCTCGAGGCGGATCAGAAAACGAAGATATTCGCCCTACAGGAGCAACTCCAATACGAGGCGAAAGTCGCGAAACTGTTCGACGACGTCGTCGCCGGCAACGCTACCGGGGCAAAGCTCGAGGACCTCCTGAGCCTCAAGGAGGAGGACAATCCCGCCGTCGTCAAATACCTCGACAAATATGCGAACTGGTTAGACGAGGAGTCGTCGAATCAAATGCTCGAGGCGTTCGCGGGGCAAGGATCCCTCGCCGCGGAGGCGGTCAAGGAGGCGCAACTCTCCGGGCAACTCACGAAGGCGAAAACCCTCGAGACCGCCTATAAGATCGCCGATGACATGGCGAAGACTGAGCTTTACGAGCTCGCCGGCGAGAACGGGAAAAAAGCGACGGCGACGACGAAAAAGATTTTCAAGGATCTCACCGGATACGACTCGATCGAGTTCGACAAGAAATTCGCCCTCGATCCGAAATACGAGGAGGGAAGCGGGGAAGCTCTCGCGCTACTCGAGAAGCTCAACACGATCGACGCGGAGAAAAAGGCCGCCTCGAACCTGAGCTCGAAACTGAGCAACGCGAAAAAGAAACTCGTTGCCGGGAAAAAGCTCTCCCCCGGGGAGCAAGCCGCCGTTGATTCGCTCGATCCGGCCGCAAAGGCTACCTGGGAGGAGTCCGTTCAAGAGGGCCTCGCCGCGGCCGGAAAGGGATTCACTCAACCCGCACCGGTGAGCGCGGCCGATCAATGGTATATCGACCTCCTCAACGGCACCGCGCCGAACGGAACCGCCGCGATCGCACAGGCGAACGCGATCGTCGACACTACCGCTACCGCGACGGCGCCGGATCTCGACGTCAAGAACCTCGACTTGTTTATTCCGGATCCGGGAACCCTCACGATAATCCGCACCCTCCCGGGGAGCACGGCGCCGACGTTGCGGAAAGACGAGTTCACCGGGAAACTCTGGGTCGTCAAATCACCTGAGCAAGGAGGAGGAGGCGTTGATCACCTCAAAACGGAGGCCCTCGCCGATGAGCTCTACCGGATCGTCGGAGCTCGAGTCCCCGGGTCAAAGTTCCTCGAGAGCGGAGGATCATCCTACAAAGTCGCCGAATTCGTTGACGGAGCGAAAACCCTCGGGGACTGGGAGAAATCCGCGACGCCGGCACAGCGGAAAGACGTTTACGAGCAACTCGAGAGTCATTTCGTCATGGACGCGCTCCTCGGGAACTGGGACGTCGCCGGACAGAGCAACGATAATATTCTCGTCACCTCCGACGGGAAAGCGATCCGCGTCGACAACGGCGGGTCTCTCGACTACCGCGCACAGGGGACCGTCAAGAACGCCTCCGAATGGAAGGCCTCCGTCACGGAGCTCGAGACGATGAGGGATCCCGGAGTCGCCGCCGGCCGGACCGCCTACATTTTCGCCGGGATGACGGACGCGAAAATCAACGAGCAAATCGTTCGGATCCTCGAGTCGCGTGACGAGCTCCTCGACGCGGTCAAGAAAACACGGGGGGCGAAAGTCGCGAAGGTCCTCGAGGAGCGGATCAAATGGCTCGAGGAGCGTCTCCCGGCAAGTGCGGTGAAACCGAAAAAACCTCGAGGCAAGAAGGACGCACCCGTCGCGCCTCTCCTCACCCGGATCGCGACGCCGGATCTCGCCGAATTCGACGCGGCCGCCAATACCTCCTACGGAACGCCTATCATCGCGGGCGCCTCCTGGGAGGATCAAGAGGTCATGATGTGGAGAGAGCGAACGACGGGCGGGAATGTCATTTACAAGCTCGAGGGCAAACTGACGAAATCGGAGTCGGATCGGATCCTCAACAGTTTTGCGGCCGCCGGCGTCGATACCAGTTTGACGAACTATGTCCCGGCCGCGAAAACCTCCGCGAATGCCGCCGTCGCTTCGAAGGTGAGCAAGTTCGACACGTTTTGGCCGGCGATCGAGGCCGCCGCGAAAACGATCGTCACGCATGCCGGGGACGGGGCCTATAACCTGGGGACGCTTCAAACGTACGAAGCTCAAAAGGCCCTCATTGACGCGCAACTCGCCGGACTCCCGAAAAAGCCTAAGAAGGGCACTCCGGAGGCCGAACAGCTTGCTCTCCTCACGTATTACAAAACCGTGATCGACGACCTCGACGCCGCGAAGGCCGCGCAAATGAACCCGTCGAAAATTTGGCCGCAATTCGAGAAACCTCCGGAGGCACCGAAAAAAGCGAAGGCGACGCCGGCAACCGTTCCCGCTCCCGACGGATCCGTCAGGATCAACGGCGTGAAGGTTTCCCGGATCCCTGACGTCGTTTTCCGCTTCACCCGGAAAGAAGTCGGACCGGACGGAATCCTCACAGATACGGGCGTTGCGCAAACAACGCGATTTGGGGGAGCGTTCGAGCCTACCTCGGGACGAGCCTTTCAGATCGAGGCCGGACCGGTCGTCGCGAAATTCTATCCGCACAAACCGTCGTCGCCTGGGTACGGCGACGCGCGAGGCATTCACGGCACGGTTAGAGTAAACGTCGATTCGAACTCGAGTACAACGGCGGTGATCTCCGCATTCGAAACCCTCGAGGCCGCCGGGTTCGACGTAGCACCGCCGACGCGCGCACAGCGGGAACTCGTCTATTTGCACAAGACGATTTACCTTCGCGGGGACGACAGTCTCGCCGGTTACCAGAATATTTTGAACTCAGCGGATCCGGACGAGGTCAAAATCGACAAGGTGAAAGACTGGGCCGAAAAGCGCTACTCCGTCAAAATCCCGCGGGATCCGAAAGAGTATCACCGATATTACAATCCCGAGGGCGAACCGCCGACGAGTGCGGCCGGCCGCCGGATCTATCGCCGATGGGACGTTGACGCCGCGGAGGCAAAAAAGGCGGAGGAGAAAACGGCGTTTTACCATAGCTCGAGCGATATCTCCGTTGCTCTCAAGGCATGGCTTTTCAATGGGGGATGGGTGACGCCGACGTCGGACCGTCTCCGCGCCGGTACGCCGATGGGAGCGGGGGCCTCCTGGGACGAGGACTATGATCGAGGCGGGCCCGGGTATCTCTACACGAACCGCGTCAACAAGAGCACCGCCGCGACACGCTCGAGCGGATTCGTTTTCAAGGGAGATCTCGTCACGCGCGTTGATATCGCCAGTCACACCTATGACAGTTTCGGCGCCTGGGAAGCGAACGAGGGAAGCACCCGGCGCCGAACCCTCGCCGAAATTATGAAACCCGACAGTTTCGGGATCACGACGAATACAGGACTTTTCAAGAACGGAATCGACATGGCGTCTCTCGATTACGTCAGGATCGGAACGAACCCGGCGAGCCTCATCGCGGAGATCCGCGCCGGCGGCATTACTCAATGGCCCGACGGGCGAAAACTAGAGGATGTAATCAGACAATGAAAAAAGACGTGATAGAACGAATCGGACTCCTCGACACCGCCGGGGCAGTCGTTTACGCCGGGGCCGCCGCTCCGTTGATTGCCTGTTACGTCGGGATCAAGGCGGGGCGACTATGGTATCACCTGGGGGACGTTCCTCACTGGGGCCCTCGTCTCGAGGATCTCGAGACGCACGGCACGGCAAGCGTTCACTTCGCGGGGCCTCCGTTTTTCTACCTCACCGGTCTCGAGAATACCCCCGAGATCCGCACAGGAGACGCTATCAACGCCTTGAACGAGGCGCGCGCTATGATGACGCGGAGCGACGTCCTCGAGCTCCTCGGGGATCCTCCGGAGGAAACGAACCCTCCCGACGCGCCGCCGTCAAAACCTCCCGTCGAATCGGATCCTTGACAATGCGCCTTTAAAGGTCCATTGTTGAGGTCCTATGAAACATCAGACAGACAAAACGGAAATTGAAGAAGCAAAGGAACGAGTCCTCGAGACTGGGGAACCTCTCCTCGCGCCGCGAAACCTCTCGGAGCACCTGGGGAACCTGAAAGGGATCCTTTCTTTCGTGAACAACGGAATCGACACGATCCGGGATCACGGCGGCGCCTTCGATTTGCAGGACGCGGAGGGACTCATTGACGGAGCGTTTCTCAATTACCTCGAGACGCTCAAACAGGAGTATTTCAAGCTCCGGACGTTCCTCGAGAGAAACCTCCCTCTCGGGATCCGCTACAATCTCGAGATCCTCGCGAACGGGACCGCCGGCAATCTCCCCGAAAAATGGCGTTACGAGCTCACCCTCGAGACGAAAGTTGCCTCGAACCTTCACACGCCGGCCGAACTGTTCACGTTGATTGCCGGAATGAAGCTCAACGAGGAGTTCAACGCGATCGCGATCGGGGCCGCTCTCACCGCCTACAATAAGGGCAAAGCATGATCGAACGAATCGCCGCAAAGAAAGGCTATCGCGTCGACGAAAGCGGAGCGGTTTTCTCGCCGTCAGGCAAGAAGCTCCGTCCCGCGCCGGACTCGAAAGGATATCTCCGGTTCAATGTGAGGCACGCAAAGGCCGCATGGACGTGCTGGGTTCACCGCCTGCAGGCGTTTCAAAAGTTCGGGGAGGCGATTTATGTTCCCGGAACCGACGTGAGGCATTATCCGAACCCGAATCCCGACAACTCGATCGAGAACATTCACCTCGGGACGCGGAGCGAGAACCTCCGGGACGTTCCCGCGGACGAGCGAACCGCCCGGGCCTGTCGGATGAACGAGACAAAGCACGGGGCAACCCGCGCGACAATTCAAGGATTTTTGGACTCCGGAAAGGGAGTTCGGGAAACAGCCCGCTTAGCGGGATGCTCAACAAGTGCCGTCATGGCACAGAAAAAACGAACCAATCAAAGATAGAAAAGAGGGACGCATTTTGTGGATATTTACAACCTATGGATTTTTCAGCCTCACACAAAGCACCTTTCAACCCGGATTCATTCAGATCAGGGCGCGCGACGATCGCGATCTCGAGGAGCTCCGTGAGAAACACGGTCTCCGCGGTAAGATCATCGAAACGCGCAACTCGGACTATGCGTGGCGGATCCTCGTTCGGCCCGCTACCGCCGCGCGGATCCTCTCCGAGGAAACCCTCTCGATCGACTACTCGAATTTCAAGAACGCGACGACGGAGCGGCAACACTCGAGGCCGCTCATGCAAGTATGGAGCGCGATGATGCAGGTTCAAAATCGACGCCTCTCGAGTCGCTCGAGCGGGATGATCGATCGGGATCCCGGCCGCTCGAAAAGCTACCTGAGACAGACGGAGCTTTTCGCCGACGGCACCCTCGAGGAGGACAACACGTTCGAACCGGCGTATCTGCCCCTCCCCGATGATTTCTCCCAGGAGGACGAGGAGGCGGCATGGATACTTGCACAGGAACGCGAGGCGGCATGGATCGCGGAACAACAGGCGATCGATGAGGAGGAGCGAAATCAAGAAATCAAGGAGGCCTCGTTCGGATGACAAGGAAAGACGCCGTCGACTTTTGGGCAATGACGACGAACCCGTCGTCCTCCGTTGCTCACGCCTACAAAGACGGGGCCGCGATATGCGGATCACCGCTCCTCGCCAGTCTCACGCGATGGGAAACGCCGGGTTTCAACGTTTGCATGAAATGTCGGGCGATATGGGACGCGCTCCCCCAGGGGGAGGAGGTCACTACGCAAAATTGCGCATCGAACCTCCTCGAGGACGTCGAGGCCTTCGCGTCGGCGTTGATCCGTCATCAACTCCTCGACTTCGATGCGTGGCACGACGCGGAGAACTACGACGGAGGATTCGAACAGGACCGCGTTCGGGAGTTTTTCAACGAATTGACAAAAACCGCTTGCAATGAGCCTTTAAAGGTCCACAGTGAAGGACCGCAAGGCAATGACGCCGCGCGATAACAAAACAGACAATCCTATGAAAATCCTTCGTTTCCCTATCGACCTTACCGCTACCGCCTTCACTCTCGAGCTCCCGAAAGGGGCACAGATCGTCGAGGCCGGATTCGACGCCATGAGAGGCGGCACTCCCGCCGTTTGGGCGTTCGGTGACACTACCGCCGAAACCGAAACCCGGGCCTTTGCTCGAGTCGAGACCGGAGCGGAAAACGCTTTCGATCCCTCGGACCTCCGGTTCCTCGGACGTGGCGTCGGACTGGGCAAGAGCAAGAGCAACCCGGGCCAAATGACGCCGCGGACGGTTTTCTTTTTCGAAGCTACCGGCGCCGCGGCCGAACAGATCATTGCAGTTTCGGAAGCGATGGCGGAGTGATCCTCCTCCCGATCCGCCATCAAACCCGCGCGAGGCGCCTTCGAAAGAGGGCGCCTCGTTTGCTTATGGGCGATCAACGGTCCCTTATATCCAAAATCGGACTTGAAAAGGTTCACGGGAAACCTTAAAAAACCCGCATGGCAATCAAATACATCGTCGACACCCTCGAGGAAATCCCGGAAGCGGTCCGGGAGCACTACACCGAAACCGGGGGCAAATGGATCCTCGATTGTGAGGGCGCCGCTCCCCAGGCGAAAGTTGAGGAGTTTCGGACGAACAACATCGCCTTGAAACGGGACCTCGAGAAGTTCAAGGACGTTGATCCGGACAAATACAAGGAGCTCCTGCAGAAGGAAGAGGATTTCGAGGCCGGCAACGCCAAAACGAAAGAGGAGATCGAGGCCGCCGTCGAGAAGCGGGTCGAGAAGCTCAAGACGGAGAGCGAGACGAAAATCAAGAAGCTCGAGGAGGACAACGGCGGACTCGTCACCCGCCTCACCGATTTGCAGATCAATCAGGCGGTGATCTCTACCGCCGGGGCCCTCGGAATGCAAAAGGGCGCCGACTCCGATATCGTCGCCCGGGCGAAAGGAGTCTGGAAACTCGTTGACGGCGAACCCGTCGCTTTCGATGAGAAAGGCGAGGAGATTTTCGGCCGCGAAGGAAAGCGGATCAGCATGAGGGAGTGGGCGGAGGGCCTCACGAAATCCGCGCCTCACCTGTTCGATCCGAACGCCGGATCCGGAGCGGGCGGGGGCGGAGGAGGCGGAGGCAACGGCGACACTGGCGTCAATCCTTGGAAAAAGGAAACGTTCAACCTCACCGAACAGGGCAAGATTTTTCAGGCGGATCCGGCAAAAGCGCGCCGCCTTGCCGCGGCCGCCGGGGCAACAATTCGAGCGTGAATGCCATAGTTCGCGTACGTGGAGAAAGAAGGAAAGGCGGTCCCGAGGGAAAACGGGGCCGCCTTTTTCTTTTGGATCTCTTGACAGAGTTCCCCCTCATGAGATAAATGAATCTCGACAACGCGGATCAAACCTCCCCGGGGCGGGGCGCCGGGGAAAGGATTCTAAGGAAGCGGGGCAACCTTGACGCGAGAGTCGAACCACATCAAACCACAATAATTCCTTGCCATGGCAGCCACAAAAATCGCCGATATCATCGTTCCCGCGCTCTTTCTCCCTTACCTGATTGAGCGTACCGCCGCAAAATCCGCCCTCATCAAATCGGGCATCGTTCGCCAGTCTCCGGACCTCGACGCTCTCGCCTCCCAGGGAGGCAGCATCGTTGACATGCCGTTCTGGCAGGACCTCACCGGGGACGACGAGGTCCTCACCGATCAAGCCTCTCTCACCGTCAACAAGATCGACACGGAGAAGGACCGCGCCCGCAAACATCAGCGCGGGAAAGCGTTCGGGGCAAACGACCTCGCCGGCATCCTCGCCGGATCCGATCCGATGGCCGCTATCGCGGATCTCCTCGCCGAATTCCGTTCGCGCCGTTTGCAGGCGCAACTCATCGCCTCGCTCAACGGCGTTTTCGGCGCCGCTTCGATGGCGACGAACCTCCTCGCGTTGCATCAGACGAGCGGATCCGCTTCCTCCGCGAATATGCTCACCGGTCTCACGTTCATCGATGGCACTCAGCTTATGGGTGATCAGAAGGACCGCCTCACCGGGACGATGATGCACTCCGCGGTGGAGTCTCACCTCAAGAAACTCGACCTCATCGATTACATTCCGGACTCCGAGGGCGGTGAACCGATCACCGTTTTCCAAGGCAAACGCGTTGTCGTCGACGACTCCCTCACTCCGACGACTATCGACGGAAAACCCGTTTACTCGACCTACCTTTTCGGGGAAGGCGCCTTCGGTATGGGCATGAGCTCCGAGGACGAACCCGTCGAGGGCGGTCATGGAACGTGGCAACTCGAGTACGGCCGCGACGGTCTCGCCGGCGAAACGTGGCTCGCAAACCGGTGGAGAAACATTCTCCACCCGCGCGGCGTCGCATGGCAAGAGGCCGCCGTTGCGAGCGTCTCTCCGACGAACGCGGAGCTCGCTACCCAGTCGAACTGGATTCGCGTCTACGAAACCAAAAACGTGCGCATGGTGAAAATCACGCACAATATCGCCCAGTAACGGCGACTCGAGACTCCGGTCTCATCAAACCACATTACACCCAAAAATAGCCAACGTTCGCCCGCCCTCCCCCTCGCCGAAAGGATGGGGGGGAGGGCGGTTCAAGGGGCGGAGGCACTTTCAAAATGAAGACTCTCGCTAACCTTGCTCTACTCCTCGCCGCTCAGGAACGGCACGACGTCAACGTCCTCCGAATCGCGACGATCGCCGCGAATGGCGAGGGATTCGTGATCGGATCCGAAACGTTCCCTTGCGTGACTACCGCGGAGAATCCTTTCGAGTTCGAACCCGGGGCCGATGCCGCGGGAAGTATCGCGAATATCGTCGACGTGATCAACGATAACAGCGCTCAGGACCTCACCGCCGTTGCGATCACCGGGGGCGTTCTCGTTTACTCGAACCGCTCCGGATCCCGTCGCCTCGCTTGCACCGAAACCCTCGCCGGGGCAAATAACGCCTGGGCAGCGGCCGCCATGTATGGAGGCACCGAAACCGCTCTCGACGGAGCTTTCCGCAACTTCGATATCGTTTCCTTTTCGCCTACCGCGACGGACGTCGCCGTCGGATCGACCTCGATCGTCCTCGGGTTCGAACCCGCCGCCGTCGAGGCCTTCGTTCGGACGAGTGCCGGGGCGGTCAAAGCCTGGGACGGGGCGCTTTCGAAGTCGGGCCGCGTCGTCACCCTGGGGAACGGAGGTTCGGTCGATTGGGCCGCAACTGACGTGATTGTCATTGTCGCGGCCGGATAATTTCGGTTACAGTGCATTGTATCATGGAACCGTCTCCCGCGCTCTCGCCGCTCTGATTTACAGGGGGCGAGGCGCCGGGAGATTTCCCTTTCAAAACAGACTCAGACAGACGCAATGGCAGGAACCATATCTCAGACACCCGCGGGAAAAACAATTTCTCACCCTTTCGAGCGGAGGCACCGAAACCCCTCGATCGAGCTCGCCGATATCGACGCCGCCGCCGGCGTGATTCACGTTCCCAGGGCCCTCATTGAGGACTATGCCGGAATCAATCTCGCGATCGAGCACCTCGAGGAGGAGGAGCTCGCCTCGTTCAATGCCGCCCTCGAGGTAGCGCGCGAGCTTTACGCCGTTGCACTCTACCGCATGGAGACCGCGGAGAACCTCCTCAACGATCTATTCCCTCCCGTCGAGGAGGAGATCATCGACGAGAACCTCACCCTCGAGGAGACCGGCGAGGATACCGTCGGAGAAATCATTCCCGGGACGATCGAGCATACCGAACAGGATCCGCCTGTTCTCGAGATCAACGAAATGGACTCGAGCGGAAACGGGCATTTCGAACACGTCGAGACCGGCGCCGACTCTGAGGAGCTCCTCGAGGAGGACCTCGATCCCAGTCGTCGCGACGAACCCGCTCCCGAGGAGCTCGAGGAGCAAGGCGCCTCCGACGACGACGACGACGCCGGCAATACCGCGGAGGCGGATCCGGCCGCTATCATGGCAGCATTTCAGGCCGCGGCCGCTCTCGAGGCCTCCGAATAATCCGAATCAACGAACCCGCAATAATACCGCATCATGGCAACGATTTACGACACTGGGACGATCACGATTGACGAGGACGGAGCGACTCAGGTCCCTCTCCTTGCCGGGGCAAAATATGCGATGGGAGTCGCCGGTACCTTCGGAGGCGGGACGCTCTCTCCCGGGTTCATTGACGGCGCCGCGAACGTCGTCCCTCTCCCGCTTGACGACGATCACAAGGGCGTCACGAATCCTCGAACCTTCGCGGAGGCCGGCATGACGGTTTTTCCCGCGCTCTCGAACGTCCTCGTTCTTGACCTCGACGGGTCGACGGATCCGGATCTCACCGTCACGCTCACGAAACTCTGTTAAGATGGCCCTCACCCTCACAAAAGAGGACGGCACCGGTCTCCCCGGTTCGAATACCTTCGTTACCGTCGCGGAGGCCGATACCTTTTTCGAGGGCCGCGTTGATAGCGCGACATGGACCGCCGCGACGGCGGAAAACAAGGCGATCGCCCTCGCCGATGCGGCCGCAATCCTCGACAATCAATTTGATTGGAACGGGAAGCGGACGAAACCCGATACTCAGGCGATGCAATGGCCGCGCTACGGTCTCCGCGAAAGGGATCGGATCGTTCCGAACAACGAGATCCCGAAACCGATCCGGAACGCTCAGGCGATCATTGCTCAGAACCTCCTCGCTCAGACGACGTTCATGGCGCGAGATCCGGCCGCCGGCGGCGCCGACGCTCTCGCGAGTATCTCCCTGGGGAAAGGCGCCCTCGAGCTCGAGTATCAGACTCAGGAGACGAACGAGGGGAATCAATTCCGGACCGTCGTTCAAGCGGACGTGATCACGATGCTTTCGCCGTATGGCCGATTCATGCACGGCGGATCAATGGTTCGAGTTCGCCGCGGTTGACGTTGCGCCGTTAAAGGCGCATTGTCGACGCGATGAAACGATTATCAGTCGCGAAAACTCAAAGGCAAATCGAGGACCGTTCGAAGGACGTCACCCGGCGCCTCCGATGGAAATCCTTAAAACCCGGGGATCAACTGCAACCCGTTCAAAAGGGCATGGGGCTCAAGAAGGGGGAAAAGGCGGTGCTAGTAGGAGGCCCGATCGAGGTCGTCTCCGTTCGCTTCGAACCTCTCCGAGCATTGATCACGAATCGGGAATATGGAAACGAGGAGGCGCGCCGGGAGGGGTTTCCCGAAATGAGCGGCCGCCAATTCGCGAACTGGTACGCCCGGGAGTTCAAAGTCTCCCTCGACGAGGAGATCACCCGAATCGAATTCCGCTACCTTTGACGAGCATGCCTATCCGTCCCGAAATGAAGGCGCGATATCCCGCCGACTGGAAACTCCGGAGTCGATTCGTGAGATTCTACCGGGCGAAAAACCATTGTGAATGGTGCGGGGCGGAGAACGGGAAACCGAACCCGCGCACCGGGAGTCGGGTCGTCTTGACTTGCGCTCACGTCTACGATCACCGTCCCGAGGCCGCCTCGCTTTTGAACCTTGCGGCGCTATGTCAATACTGCCATAATCATCACGACGCCGCTCACCGCGCCGCGGGTCGAAAATCGAGGAGATCATGAGTAGCAGCATTAAAGCCATTGCCGCGGCCGCGGCCGCTCAGGCCTTCATAGCGGCCGGCGACGCGATCATTGACGTCGTTCTCCGCCTGGGGCCTCACGATGATGACTATGACGCCGCAACGGACTCGACGGAGCGGTCCTTCGCTCAGATCTCCGACGCTCGAGCGCTTCCTTACGACGATGAGAAGGAAGGCAAGGAATCCGTTCAAGCGGACGAGGCCGGCGTCCCCGTCACGCGAAAGACGTTCCTCCTCCTGGGGGCCTCGATCAATACGGCCGCGGGCCTCGCCGGCGAGATATATGTCCCTGGCACCGGGGAGACTTGGCAGATCGGGGGAATCGAGACGGATCCCGTCAATGCCGTTTACATTTTCCATTGCACGGGATGAGGATCAAGACAGTCAAAGCGGATCTCGAGGCCTTCGCAAAAGCGATCGACGTTGACCTCGGGATCGCGACGGAGAAGATCTCGAGGGACCTTCACGAACGCATTGTCGAGAGGACTCCCGTCGACACCGGGCGCGCAAAAGCGTCATGGGACGTTGCCGTCGGAGCACCTGGGGGAAGCGTTCCTCCGGAGGGGAAAGAAAGCTATTCGCCGGCCGGGTTCGGAGCTCCTCTCATTGACGGAACCGCTCCTGTTTTCATCGTGAGCAATATTCCCTACATCGAGGCCCTCGAGAACGGGCACTCAAAACAGGCGCCTCAAGGAATGATCGCGCTTAGCGTCGCGGAAACAGTAGCGGAAATCGAGGGACTCCTCGCCGGCATGACAAAATGAGCAACTCGATCGATCTCACCCGGGCCGCCCTCGTTCAACGTTTCGTTGATCAATGGGACGCGGCGCCGACGCTACCTCCCGAGGACCTCCCCGCGCGACGGATCCAACTCCCAAACAAGAAAATGGAGCGAGGCACGTCGAAACCTTACGGCCGCCTCTCCGTCGCTTTTTCCGGCCGGCAAAACGCCGCCGTCGGAGGAGCTCGAGTTCGGATCCGCGGAATCCTCTACTTGCAAGTTTTCGTTCCGGAGGGGAGCGGGACGCGCGTTCTCACTTGCGCCGGCGACACCTTCGCGAGCATTTTTGACAACCGGGCATTGCTACACCTCTCCGGATCGGGCACAGTCGATTGTGCCGCTATGGATATCTTCGCGACGGGACTCCGCGACGGATACGAGCAAATGACTTTTGGGATCCCGTTCTACTCCGACGAAAACCGATGACAACCGACGAAATTGCAAAGCTCCCGACGGTCAAAATGTTCCTCGGGGAGGACCGGAACCTCGGGATCCGCGTTCGAAACAAGGACCGTTCTCCCGTTGATCTCACCGGGTCGACCGTCTATTTCATGGCGAAACGAGAGATCACAGATCTCGACGCCGACGCGATCCTCGACGAGACAGTCAATACCTTCGACGATCCGAGCACCGGCGTCGCGAGTATCCCGATCGACCTCTCCGCCCTCGATGCGGACGAGTTCGACGGCGTGAAACTGATTTGTGATTTCGTGATCAAAGACGCGGCCGATAAGGTCTCGAATTATGGTCTCATGACGTTGACGTTGAAACGAGGAGTTCGGATCGCCATTCCCTGAGCAATGATTCCGGACCTTCATATCGAGGTTGATTCCGAGACGTCCTCCGGATCGATTCGCCTCGAGTCCCCAGGCGGGGAAATCGAGGTCCTCGAGGAGTCCCAGGGAGGCGGAGGCCTCCTTGTATTGGTAGCGGAACAAACCGCGCTCCTGAGCCTCCCAGGCGCAAGTGACGGCGCCGGCGTCTCGATCGTTCGGGAATCTGTTGACGAGACGATCGCCATCGAGGCCGAACCGGAAATTTCATTGATCGGGGGACTACAGGGGATCTCAGGTCTCTCGGGGGACGGATCCGCGGGAACCTACCCGGCGGCCGGACCTCTCGGAGGTCACCGCGCCGTTACCTTTGACGACGCCGGCGCCATTATTTACGCTGACTCGAGCTTTCCTCGTCCCGCACAAGGACTCATTCGCAATGCCGTTGCCGCGGGAGCAAACGTCGCCGTTCAAAAAGACGGGGCGATGAACGGGTTTTCCGGTCTCGTTCCCCGGGCCCGCTATTTCCTCGGGACCGATGGGAATCTCACGCTCACCGCTCCCGAGGAGGGGATTTATCAAAGCGTTGGCACCGCGGCGACTCCTCAAATTTTGATTGTAGAAATCTCTCAGCCTGTCTATTTGTAGAGCACTACGATAATTCGACAATTCAACCTCTCTAAATCTCATGGCCGCACGTAAATTTTGGACGATCATCTCAGGAGTGATAACGCTCATGAGCGCGAAAGACGCCTCCGCGGGGGCAGGTGACGCCGGCAATATCGTTGCTCTCAATGCCGACGGGAAAGTTGATCCGACAATGTTACCCGCCGGCGTCGGAGCGGATCAACGCGTCGTTACCGCCTCCGAAACTCTCGCCGGCGGCGCCCTCGTCAATCTTTGGCTGGATGGATCCGATCTCAAGGCCCGCAACGCCGACGCGACGACGACCGGCAAACCCGCTCACGGGTTCGTCAATGAAGGCGCCGCGGCCGATGCCGACGCTACCGTCATTTTCGACGGCACAATCAGCGGCCTGTCGGGGCTCACGATCGGGGCCGAATACGTCCTTTCGACGACTCCCGGAGGCGTCGTCGCTCTCGCGAGTGCCCCGGCCGCTACCGGCAACCTCTATCAACAGGTAGGGGTGGCAGTCTCCGCGACGGAACTCGTTTTCGAGAAAGGGATTCCGATTCACATTGCCGCATGATCCTCTAATCCATTATCGGAATGGCCGATAGAAATCTAATTTTCAGAAACGGGAAACCCGTTGCCGTTCCGATTACTGGGCTTGTTTGGAAATACGGAGTAGGGGGAGGGGTTCCATTTGGAAGCAGTTTTACAATTGACGGTTTGGGTTTGAGGTTTGGTAAAACTGGCAAAACAGAATTGGAATTTTTCGCCATTGAAGCACTTTCAATAGGTTCGATTATTTCTGGAATCATCCCCGGAATAACAAACGAAATTTGGCAGGTCACGGGGGCAATCATTGAAGAAACAACTTATTACGAAGTTCCTGTAATATCGATTGGCGGGGACATCTTCGAATCTTCGGGAGCAACCTTCCTGACTTACTTCGTTTTTTCGTACAAGGGGGACAAGGGCATCAAAGGCGATACCGGTGATCCTGGAGCAGATTTTTCAATTGAAGGAGCTGCCGCCGGGGATTTGGCATATTACAACGGATCCGCTTGGGCGCGGGTTCCGATTGGCACTCCGGGCCAACTTCTAATGGTTGCTTTGGGAGCTCCCTCTTGGGTCAACCCTCCGGAAGCAGGGGCTTGTATCAATTATCGTTACTCGCAAAATTCCACAATGGATTCAACCGCGTTAGTGATTCCTTTTGATAACACCACACCTCAAATCACCGAAGGAAAAGAATTACTAACGTTGGATTATACACCTAAGAACGGGAGTAACCTTCTGGAGGTTGAATTTACCGCCTGGGCTTCCGGTTCCGCGCTTTTGTCAATTACCTTTGCCCTTTTCGAAATTGGAAATAGTGACGCCTTAGCCGCAACCGCTCTTGTTTCCGCCGCCGCCAATTATCCTTTGCCGGTTTCGCTTCGTTTCAATTACGGTTTGTTAGGAACAACAACCCCCCGGACTTTTGCAGTTCGTTATGGTCCAAGCTCGGGAACTGCTTACGTAAACCGCCGCCTGGCTGAATTGACGTACGGGGGAACCTCAAAATCCTTACTTACCGCAAAGGAATTCAAAACAACGTGACGCCCGAAACCCTTAGCCGCCCTGAGAATAATTCGATGGGACCTGAGCTCTCTCTTTTTTGTTGGGCAAACTGACAGCAAGATGGTATCTCAAGGCAGACTTTACGACCTTCACCCGGCATACCCGGGCGAGCATTTCGCCCGCTAAGCAAAACCACAAGAACGACAACCAAACCGCACGAATATTATGAGTGACTCGAACCTTTCAACCCTCGCCGGCGTAGCAGAATCCGCCTGGGGACAAACTCCCGCGTCGCCTTCGTTGCGGAAACTCCGGATCACCGGGGAGAGCATTGTTCATGATAAAGTGACGGTGGTCTCGGAGGAGATCCGCGACGATCGTCAAATCTCGGACATGCCGGAAGTAGGAGCGGAGGCGAGCGGATCGATTGATTTCGAGCTCTCTTATGAGGCGTTCAAAGAGTTTTTCGAGGCGGGAATGTTCAACGCATTGATCGTGATCAATGAAACCGCGACTTGTGATATCGACGCCGGCGTCAAAGCCGCGCAGACTCTCACTCTGAGCGCGAACCTTTCCGCCGACGACGAGATCGAAGTCGGAGGCGTCGTTTACATCGCGAAGGCAACGCCGACTCTCCCGAATCATTTCGACCTGGGGGCGAGTGCGGAGCTCACGATCGACAGTCTCGTTGCCGCGATCAATAAGGCCGCCGTCGGCGCCGGCACTCTCTACGGCGAGGGAACCGTCGCTCACCCTCGCGTTACGGCCGCGAAGGCCTCCGCGTCAACGATGACGGTCACCGCCAAAAGCGAAGGCACCGCCGGCAACGCGATCACCGTTTCCGAGGATTCTGCAAATGCCGCCTGGGGCGACGTCACCCTCGAGGGAGGCCTCGAGCCTCGGATCACCGGAACCGCCGGCGATTTCACGAATATTCCCGTCGGAGCAACGGTCAAAGTCGCCGGATCCGCTACCTCGGGAAACAACGGTCTCAAACTCGTCACCGCGCGCGCCGGCGACGCCTCATGGATCGAGGTAGCTCGAGGAAGTCTCGCGGCCGATACGTCAACGGAGGCCCTCACTTTCACCGGGAAGCACCTCCCGAACGGCACGACGCGCAAGTCGTTCCTCCTCGAGCGTCGGATCCTCAACAGCGTTGCGGACGCCTACTATCAGATTTACCGCGGGATGATGGTCGACACCCTGAGCCTTACTTTCGAATCCCGAGCGATCGTCACCGGTTCGATCGGGTTCCTCGGCCGCGCCGGGGAAGATGGCGGAACTACCTCGATCGACGCCGACGGAGTCTATACGGCCGCGCATGAGGGCGACGTCGTCAACGCGACGAGTCACGTCGGGACCTTCCTTATTGATCGGGAAGTCACCTCCGAGCGATTCAAGACGATCACCCTCGATATCGCGAACAATCTCCGCGGGAAAGATGCGATCGGGGAATCCGGAAATTTCGACGTCGGCGTCGGATCGTTCTCCCTGAGCGGAAGTCTCAACGCCTATTTCATTGATCGGGCGTTTCATGAGAAGTTCATCGCGCACGACGACGTTGCGATCAGTTTCCGGGTCACCTCTCCCCAGGGAGCAACGATCGTTTTCACGATCCCGCGCCTCAAACTCTCCGCCGGTACTCCCTCGATCGAGGGTAAGGATACCGACGTCATGACTGCCGGCGAGTTCACCGCGATCCGGGACGCGACGACCGGTTTCACCTTTGCGGTCGATTATCACGACGCCGCGTAAAACTCTCAGCGAATCGAGGGGACGAGGGAAGCGAGCGGATCGCCTCCCTCGCCTTGTTTCGCTACCTCACCCCAAAAAACAGAAAGAACAGACATGGATATCAAGGAACTGGAACTTGTGAAAGAACGCGTCGATGGGACATGGTTTCCCTACGGCGATGAGGCGAGTCTTTTGATCGCCTCGACGGAGGCGCCTTCCTATCAACGCGCCGTCGCGAAGGCCTCGAGGAAATACCCTCCTCACAAGATCAAGAAGGATCAGACGATTCAGGCCGCGATCGCCCTCGAGGCGGCCGCTCAGGCCCTCCTCCTCGACTTCAAAGGGTTCGAGGAAAACGGAGTCCCTCTCGAGAACACCCTCGAGAACCGCCGGAAGCTCCTTTCATTTCCCGCGATTCGCAATTTCGTTGCCGACAACGCGACGGACCTCGGAAACTTTCAGCGTGAGGGCGAAGCGAGCGACGTCGCCGCTCTGAAAAGCGGGGATTGACTGGGATCTCAAACACGGCGAGAACCTCGAGTTTTTCCTGCAGATTGAGGAGGACACGGGGGAAACGCCGGAACCGCTCGAGAATCGCCCGGAGACGCCGGATCACCTAAAAGGCTATCGCGAGGCCTTTTGGCTATTATCGGCCGGGAGACCGCCCGGGGATGGCATGGGAGGCCTCCCGGGCGGAATTCCCTCGAGTGATATCCTCCTCGCCGCTCCCCTTTTTGAGGCGGACGAGCCTTTACGCTTTTTTCGTGCAATTCGCGCCCTCGACGCTCTATTGTTGGCGCATGCCGCCGCGCGCGCCTCTCAAGAGAGGGACCGGGAAAAAGCGAAGTCGTCAAAGAGGGGAAAATAAATGTCAATCGAGATTACACGCCTGGGAGTAGCGATCGATCCGACGGGGGCAGTCACCGGAGCGGAGCGAGCGAAACGCGCCGCCCGGGACATGGGAACGTCTATTGATCGCGATCTCGATCGAGTCGAGAAGGCATCGAAGGACGCCGGCCGGCAAGTATCGCGAGCGGGTCAACAGATCGAAGGCGCCGCGAAGGACGCGCGCCGGGAGGTCGATCGCCTGGGACAGGCAAACGGATTCGATCGCCTCCGTCAAAGCGTTCGAGGAGGGTTCGGAGATCTCCGCGACATGGTGATCGATCTCCTCGACGTTTTCGGTCTCCTCGACAACGGGTTCGGAAACGTGGTTCGCCGCGGGAACTCACTCTTGCAAGTCGGGGCTCGAGCTCAACAGACTTTCGGGCAAATGGGACAGGGAGCGAATACCGCCGCGAACGGTCTCAACGCGGCCGCTACCGCCTCGACTGCTACCGCCGGGGGCCTCGGACGAATGCTCGCCGCCGCGGGTCCTATGATCGGGATCCTCGCCGCCGTCGCGGCCGGCGTCCTTGCTCTTGTCGTCGCATTCAAGGCCTTGCATGCCGCGACGGCGTTCGTTGCCTCGAGCGTTCGGGAAGCGGCCGCCCTCGAGCAATACACGGTTCGCCTTGCCGTCCTGCAGGGGAGCTTTGAGAGTGCGGCCGCGACGGTCAAGAGATTCAACGCGTTCTCCGATTCAACGCCGTTTCTTGACGCGGAGGTTTTCGACGCCGGGACAAAGCTCGAGGCGATGACTCGGGGCGTCCTGTCAACGGACGAGGCCCTCCGGGCGATCGGGGGATCCGCGTTCGTCGCCGGGAAACAGTTTTCCGAAATCGCCGAACTTGTCGGGCGGTCCTACAATGCGATGCGCCTGGGAATGGATTTCATCGAACCGCTCAAAACGATGAACTCCTACGGTTTGATCACCGGGGAAACGGTGAAAAAAGTGATCGCTCTCGGGGAGGCCGCGGAGAAAACCGGAAACAAATCCGCGAACTTCGCTCAACAATGGGCCCTCGTTTACGGGGAGCTACAGGAGAAACAGGAGGCCCTTATCCTCGCCTCGGGAACGTGGGAGGGGAAAATGTCAACGATCGAGGGCAAATGGCAGGCCCTCAAAGCGGAACTCGGGGCGCCGGTCATGGAAGCACTGAGCCCGCTCCTCGATCAGATTATCAGTCTCATTCAGATCGCGACACCCTACGCCGCCGCCCTAGGGCAAACCCTCGGGAATATGCTCAAGGGATTGATTCAAGTCACCGCCGAGGGGCAACTCGGGGCCCTCCTTGCGGCAAGCCTCATGGACGCGATCGAAACCGCCGCGCGGTTCCTTTTGTTCGCGTTTTTGCAGTCAATCAGCATGGCCGCGAATCATCTCGTCAATCTCTTTATGCTCCCGATCCGGATCACCGTTGACGCGTTCCAAGCGCTCATGGGGGAGAGGAACGTTGTTTCGGAGTTCGCGTTGAACCTGAAAAACGTCATGATCGATGCGGTCACGGATTTCGGGAACTACCTCCTCGAGAAGGCCGCCGCGGCCGGCGTCGCGATGAGGAACGCCGCGCTCAGCGGAATCACCGGTCTCGCGTCGGGCGGGATTCCTGGGATGATCGCCGGCGTCGGAGGCGCCGCGGCACAAGTCGGGACCGCGGAAGTCGCGAAAGGTATCGCCGACGCAGTGAGCGCGAAAGTGGGAGAAGTGATCAACGGTCCCGCGCCGGCCGCAACGCTCCCAGTCGCGGCGCCTATGTCCGAAACGGATCCGAATTTTGTCGGACCTCCGAGCCCGGTCAAAAACGACTATTTCTCGACCTCTCTTTTCCCTGATAATTGGATGGAAAAAGCGGAGATCGTGACGAAACGACAAGAGGCAATTTTACATGATGCGATCAACGCTTTCGACGCTCAGAATCCCGCTCCTGTCGTCAATAATCCCGTGAGCCTTACCGATCCCGTCGTCGATCCGACGGGCGGTCTCCTGGGGACCGGAACCGGGGGGGATCCGAGCGCTACCGCGCGCAAGATCGAGAACATTACCGACGTCCTGCAGGAGCAAAAAAGCGCTCTCGGGGGACTCATGGACGAATGGGGGAACCTGGGGAGGCAGGCGGATCAGGCATTGACGGGACTCACGCAAAAGATCACCGGGGAGTTTTCGACTGCCCTCACGGATGCGATCATGGGAACGAAATCGTGGGAGCAAGCGTTTCAAGAACTCGGGGCGAGCGTCGTTCGGAGTATCATCGAAATGGTCACTCAAATGTGGGTACAGTATGCCGTGCAAATGCTCCTCAATCAGGTCTCCGGATCGTTCGGGGGAGGCCTCGGGGGAATTTTCGGAGGCGCGAGTGCCGCGGTCCTTCACTCGGGAGGATCCCTTGACGGAGCTCCTCGACGAGGATCAAACCCGGGCCTTTCGGTCTATCACTCCGGAGGCCGCGCGAGCTCCGAGCGTCTCGCGATGCTCGAGAAAAACGAGACGGTCCTCACCGCGGAACAAGGGACCGAAATCCGCGATCGCATTCGCGGCGCCGCGATGGGACGCAAAGGCGGCGCCGGCGGATCCGGAGGAGGAGGAACTCCCGTCACGATCCTAAACGTTACGGATCCGGGACAAGTCGCCGAGGCGATCGCGAGCAATCCCGACGTCATTCTCAACGCGATCAACTCACGACTCCCGCAGGTCAAAAGAATGCTTCAATCAGGAGACCGCCGATGAGCCTCACCGCGATTACAGACACGGAGGCGGATCCTCTCGTTTTGACGACCTCGATTTTTCCGGACTGGTCTCAGGGAGTCCTTGCGTCGCTCTCCTATGCCTCAAGTCGCTCAGCTTCGCGCTCAGGCCTCGAACAAGGGCACTCGAGGGGGAAACACGCGAAAAAGTCTCTCGAGCTCACCGTTGACGGAATGGGGCAGGAGGCCGCCCTCGACATTTTCTCCGTCATGGAGAACCGCGGCCGCGGGCCCTTGTTGATCCCGTGGTTTTCGGAAGGCCTCCGATTGAGCTCGAGCATTGCCGGCGCCGCTACCTCCGCACAGGTCGAGGTCGCTCCCCTGGGCGACTGGCTACCCGGGAACGCCGGTCAGGTTTTAGTCGGGACGTACCTCCGCACGGTCACAGGAATTGCCGATCGCGTCTTGACGTTCGCCGCCGACGGATCCGCGCCGGCGGCCGCGGCCGGGACATGGATTTACCCGATGCGCCTCGCCGCCATCGAGCGGCCGGACGATTCCCTCGCCATCATTCGACACGACGCCGCGCGTCAACGCCTCCGGTTCGTTGCTCTCTCGAAATGAAGCATTATCGAACACTCTCGATTGTTCCCGACTTTCGCGAACCGCCGAAAGGGGGAGTCGTCGTCGAGAGATCAGACACCGCCCTTAACGGGGCGAACACGTTTTCCCGATGGGGTTCCTACAACTGGCGAATCAATACCCTCGATTTTGTCCTCCGCGGTCCGAGCGAGGTCCGAGCAATGAGGCAGTTTTTGCAACGAGTTCGGGGAAGCTGGAAACCGTTTTATGTGCCGTCATGGATGCGGGATTTTTCCGGGATCGGAACCGTCGCGGCCGGATCTCGAGTCGCTACCATTGACAGGAACCTTTCGAGCCTCCTCGAGGCCGGCGACTATCCGGACACCTGGGGGCGGACTGTCTACTTTTTCGCCGGCGGGACGCTTCACGTCGCGCGCGTGATCTCGAGTACAGCGAACGGGTCGAACTGGGATCTCCTCCTCGACATGCCGTTCCCCGTCGGAATGGATCTCACCCGGGCCCTTGCCGGGTTCGCATGGTTCGCCCGGATCGGGTCAACCGAACTCGAGTTCGAGCATATAACGCCGGACCGCGCCGGGATCACTCTCGGGATCCGCGAAACTCGCAACGCGATCACCGGAATTCCCTCCGGGAGCTATGAGCTTTCCGACGCCGGCATTTACGAAAGCGAGCCGTTCGAGCTCCTCCTCGAGGACACCGGGTTTCCCGGCCGCTCAGACATGAGGACCGCGATCGCCCGGGGCCCGATGGTTTATTCCGAATCGCAAATTTTCAATTTCGTCAATGAGTGGAGCGCGACGATTAACGCGGCCGGCACAGTGACGTTGACGGACGGATCCGAGACGAGGACCTCCGCGATTTACGACGGGGGCGCAACGGTCGAACATATTTCCCTCGCCTTTGACGTCCTCGGGGACGAGGCGATAGCATGGGTCAAGGATTTCTCGACGATCCGCCTCCGTTGGCATGCCTCCGGAGTTCCCCAGGCCCTCGAATTCACCGGGACGACGCCGCTCCTTTTCCAAAACTGGACGATCAACGGAACGATCGCAGGGGGCGACGCGGATATCGTTTGTTATTACGTCAAAGCGGACGACTCGAAACTGTTCGCCCGATATCAACGGGACAGTTTCGCGACGGAGTACACCGCGGCACTCCTCCCGGTCATGCCGCTCGCCTTGATCGAAAACCTTTACACCGGGGAGACGCACGAAATCAGCGCGATCTCGACGCGACACACGCGATTGACGATCCGATCAGGGACCTACCCGATCCCGTTCCCGCCGGTCACCGATGAGCTTGCCGCGGAGGCGTCATTTGTCGGCGACGTCGAGGAACTCCTCGTCGTTATCCCTACAGTGAGCGAGTTCGTTGAGGCGGAGACGTCTTTCGACGGAGAATTCCGATTGATTGCCGTTCCCTTCGTTGCTCCTCTCGAGAACGTCAACGCCGGCACGTCGATCGATCAGGGAGCTTATATTTACCTCGGGGTCGATCCGGTTCCGACTCCGACGCTCTCGAGCGATGAAATTACAAGTGGCACCGAATTTGACGGCGGATACACTTTGACCGCGGTCGAAGCGGACGGATCCGACGCCGCCGGCGGATCAACGGAATTCTCCGGAACCTACGAAAATGTTTTATGAATCCTGAAACTCTCCACATCGAAGCACCTCGCCCGGGCGTACCTGCAGCAATCAAAACCGACTTGCCGGCGTTCCCGGCGCGGACTATCCCGATCAACGCGGAGCGACGCGCGAACGTGCAAGGCCGAATCCGCGTCGAGGTCCTTGACGCGAAAACGGGAGACGTCGTCGAGGACAAAGGATGGCAGAAAAACTTGATCCTCGACAAGGGCCTCGATCTCATTTGCAACGTTGCAACGAATCAGACTCTTTACGAGAAGCTCTCCGCCTGTCACGCCGGCACAGGGACGACGGCAACGAAGCAAGCTCCGAACGGCACCTATGCGCAGAGCGGTACAACTGTCACCCGGTCAACGGGATCGGGGACCTTTGAAGTCGGCGACGTGGGACGACGGATCCGGTTCAGCACCGGGGAACAGGCGAAAATCGTCTCGAGGACCTCGAGCACGGAGATCGAGGTTGATCGGAGCGCTACCGTCGCCGCGACGACTCTCGAAATTTTCCGGACGAACGACCTCGGACTCGTCACTTACGTTAAGGGGACGAACACGCTCAGCGGGGAATCAGGGGCGAACCAAACGACCGTGAATTCGAGCACCGGGGACGTGACGCATCAAAAGACGTTCATTTTTTCGGCCGAAAGCGGATCCGTGAACTACACGGAAATTGGAATCGCGAACAACGTCAACTCGACGACGGGCGGTTCGAACAATATGTTTTCCCGGGTCGTCCTTGCGAGTGCGGTCTCCCTCACGGCGGGGCAACAACTCCGGGTCACCTATCAAGTCACCCTCTCCGACTCGGGACCTCTCACGCCTACCGCCCGCACCCTCGATATTCCGGGATGGCCCTACGTTTACGAGATCGTCTCGATTTCCTCGAACGGATCCGCGATCACTTTGACGCTTGATAAAAATCATCATTACATCGTGGGAGGGAAGGTCAATATTGACGGAGCTCTCCCCGTCAAAACCGCGATCACCGCGATTGCCTCCGACTCGAGTACCTTCACTGTCACCGCCGTCGGACACGGGAAAAGCATCGCCGACAGTATCGAGATCGAGGATTGTACCGTCACCGATTACAACGGGACGTGGACAATCGACGACGTTCCCGACGCCGACACGATCGTCGTTTTGAGTGCCGCGAATCCCGGCGCCGCCTCCGACGGGACGGTTCGCCTCACGACGCCGGGAACGTGGTACGATGGGGAATGGACGATCGCGAGCGTCTCGGGGGCAACCTTGACGATCACCTCCTCGATCACTCCCGGGCCCGCGGGGGCGTCGGGAACCGCCTACAACAATCTCAACGCCGTCGTCATGCACCCTTTTTACGGGTGGACTCAACAGAGCGAAATCTTGTCACTCGGGGCAGATAACAAACTCGTTCGTCTTTATGAGGGCCTCCGCGTTCGGGCGGGTCTCGCTCGCAACTCTAGTGCAAAAACTCCCTCCGCTTTTCCTTGGAACACGTCGGCGGGAGGGGATTCGATCCCGGCCGCTACGACGATGGAAACATACGTGAACGGATCCGGCCGGCGGGTCAACACTTTCACCTGGGGCGTTGACGAGGGGAATTTTACCGACATCAAACAAATTTGGGTCTATTTCCTCGGGACCGGAGTTCCGACGGTTCCGATCGTGAATATTTTCATTTCCTTCGATGAGAGGCAGCGAAAGGATTCCGGATATGCTCTCGAGCTCACTTTTACCCGGACGGTCGAACAGATCCTCGCATAAACCGCCATGGGGGCCGTCAATTTCCAACCGTTTGCAGTGCAAGGGCACGAAGGGACGCCGCAAGCGTCTCCTGTCTACGCTTACGCGATCCGGGCGGACGATCTCTCCGACGGGGTATTCCTGACGTCATGGGACGAGTCTCTCGCGATCTCAGGCCTCCCGGCGAGGTTCGGGGCCTCGAACCCGCAAACCTTCGCTCCGACGCAAATTTCGCACGCTCCTATAACCCGGCGGGCGGACTTTGACCGGAACGGGTTTGAAGTCGTCGCGCGATTTGATACGGCGAACCTCCCCGCCTATTTCCTCACGACGCCGACGGTCCCGCTCACCGTCGAGATCATTCGAATCGCGAAAGGCACCGTCGGCACCGCCGGCGCCGATATCGCCGCCTGGGGAATCGACACCTATGTCGTTCAAAGCGGATTAATTCAGACAGTCACCCTCGAGGGCGACGTCGTCACGGTCTCATGCACTCCTAGCGCTTTCCACATGGAGGGATCCGTCCCCCGCCTTTGGTTCAATCGAACTTGTCAATGGGCACTCTACGGCGCCGGATGCGGTCTCGACTCTACAGCGTTCGACTGGGAGTCTCAGATCACCGCTCTCAATCAACGGAATCGACAAATCACCGTCTCGGGAAACAACGGGCAAGTTCCAAAATGGTTCGAGGCCGGGTTCCTCGAGCATAACCCGACGGGGGGAAGATTTACCATTTTCGGGGCATCGATCAACGGTTCCTCGGATACCGTCCTCACCCTGGGGCACTGGAACGGGGCCCTCGAGGTCGGAGATCAGGTCGTTTTGTATCCCGGGTGCAATCGGACCGTGAATCACTGCACGAACAAGTTCAACAATGCCGCGAATTTTGGAGGGTTCGCGAAAATCCCGGACCGGAACCCAACAATTCATGGAGTTTAAATGGACCGCCGAACGCGTAGCGGCCGCGCGAGCTCGCCTCGAGGAGTTTGACGGGACGCCGCACGTTCACCGGCGGGCGGTCCCGGGAGTGGGCGTTGATTGCGTTCACCTCGTCATCGAAGCACTCCGGGCCGCCGGCGCCGTTGACGACGATTTCCGCGTTCCCGGGTATCGCCGAAACGCCGGCGTGAGCAAGACGCGCAACGAAGTCGAGGACGAGTTCCTCGCCGCCTTTGATTGCGAGGCCTTGCCGCCTGGGGAAAATCTCCTCGACGGCGATATCATCATTTTTGCCGTGCGCAGGACGACGAATCACGTCGGGATTGTAATGTCGGGGCATTTGTGGCATTGCCTATGGAGCGGGGGCACGATCAACGAGGAGCTCGCCGCTCTCGATCGCTCCCGGGTTCAAAGCATCATTCGATTGAGGTAAAAAATCATGGCAGGCAACGGAAAAGGATTTCTCGCGATCGGTCTCGGACTCGTTACCGGAGGACTCGCCTTTGCCGCGGTGGGAGCAATCGGGGCCGCGAGCCTCGCTCCCATTGCCGCGGGCCTCGCTTTCAGCGCTACCGCCGCCCTCGTCATGGGAGGAGCTCAGGACAAACCCGGCGACGGTACCGGCAATCAACCCGACGAGCTCTCGATCAATACCGCAACGGAGAGTACCCCGATCCCGGTTCCGTTCGGCCGCGTTCGCCTGGGAGGAAACATCGTTCGATATGACAAGCGAACGTTCAAGAGCAAACCGATTTACGCTGAATCAGCGGATCAACAGGCGGCCGGCGGCAAAGGCGGCGCCCTCGGGGGAGGAGGAGGCAACGGCGAAACCGATCAGATCACAGGATACGAATATCGCCTTTCCTGGGACCTCGCGTTTTGCGTCGGTCCCGTTGACAGGATCACCGGTCTCCTGAGCCAGCCCGGGGAAAAGAATCTCCTCGCGAGCAAACCGAACAAGAACGGCGACACGACGGTCAACGTCCTCAATTTCGACGAAACGACATTTCGCCTCAACGAGACGATCTCCGACTATGAGGACGTTCCGTTCGAAGGATCCGCCCGATTCTATTCCGGAGCTCCGAATCAATCCCGTTTCGGATCCGACGACTACGACGAACCGGAGGACAATCACCGGCACGTTTGCTTTATTCATTTCAAGGATTTTCGAATGGGTCGATCGCCGGCGCCGCGGACGACGAGTCTCGAGGTCCTCCGATGGCCGCGCCCGGTAGACGCCGACGGGAACCCAATCGCCGGATTCCGGTTCCGTGGGAGCATGGATTCGAACGCGTCAACGTGGTTAGACGCGAACCCGGCCGCCGCAATGTTCGAGGTCCTCACAAATGACATTTGGGGCGCCGGCGTGAGCATTGATCAAATCGACGTCGACTCCTTTGTCGAGGCCTCGCAATTTTTCGCGGATCGCAATATCGGACTGAGCTTCGTTCTCTCCTCACAGGACCGCCTCTCGGAAGTGATCAACTTTATGCGGGATCACGTTCAAACCCTCGTCATTTGGAACGGCGAAAAGGTTCGCCTTGTCGTTCTCATGGACCTTGCCGGGGCGTATTCTCCTCTCGTTCGGGTTACCCGGGATCAGGTGAGCAAACCGGTTTTTTCCCGCCCGACTTGGCCCTCGACAGTTAACGAGATCCGAATCAATTTCGTCAACCGTCTCAAGGGGCACAAAACCCATACCGTCATTGATCAGGACCTCGGGAGCATTCAGACAATCGGCCGGATTCAATCGCGATCTCTCGAGCTCCCGGGTTACTCGACGCGAGGACTCGCCTCGAGGCAGGCGCGCCGGTTTCTCCTTGAGGCCGCCTATCCGCAAGCGTCTTTAAAGTTCGGGATGAACCGCCTTCACGCCGGCATGGAACCCGGGGCATTTATTCAATTCGTTTGGCCCGATTGGACGACGGGACAGGCGGTCACGTTTTGGCGGATCCTCGAGATTCAGGACGATCAAACCGATTCCGGAGAACTCGAGCTCACTTGCGTCGAGGATACCTATGCCGTCCCTTACGAGGGCGCCGTCGAACCGTTTCAAGAACCCGACGCCGCTTTCGAGGAGGCCTCCGACGTTGACGAGGACGACGTAAGCACCGGCGACGATCACAGCATCGAAGTGACGGGCGATTTCGGGCCCGCCCGGATCTATGAACCGGAGGGCGTCGTCACGAACGGGGCCCGGGTCGCTCTCATCGCGTTTCAACGTCGTTCCGGGTATATCGGTTACGTCGCGTGGAACTGGCAGATCACGGGAACGGGGAACACGATCGGGATCCCGGCCGCGGCCGCCTGGGGCGCCTTCGGAACCCTTGACGGAGCGATCACCTCCTCGAGCCGCGTCATTGATCGGACTTTCACCTTTGATTTTCTCCTCGAGCATGCCGACGACGCTCTCGATATCCTCAACGCGGCCGCTTTCATTGACGACGCCGGCGATCACGTCTCCGATCTCGTCTCGAGCGCTCTCGCGTATTTCGTTGTCGGAAACGAAGTAATGCGGATCGGATGGGCGGAGGAGATCTCCCCTGGTCTCATTCGTTTTTCCGGAATCGTTCGGGGCGTCCTCGCAAGCTCGCCGTCAACTCACCTCGACGGCGCCGTCGGGACCTTTATCGCGACTCTCGATTCCGGGTATTATCTCGACGTGAGCGGGATCCCAGTCGGCGAGGATATCACGTTCACCGCGGATCAAGTCACGATCCGGGGAAACATTGTCGACGATACACAGATCACGTTCACCGGGCCCGCCTCCGATCAGTTTTCCGCACGATCTCTTGCCGTCCCTCCTCCGGAGCTCTCAGGAGTGCCCGTCGACGTAGCAGGCGACTGGGAGGCCTTCTTTCGGGCGCGCACAACGGCGAACGGATCCGCGGGAACCTCGGGGAACTGGTATGGAGAACTTGCCGCCATTTGGCCCGCTATGCCGGCCGGATACGGTTTCTACGTCGAAGGGTATTCCGGGGCAGGTGGAACGGGAACGCTTATCGCCTCGACGTCACTTCAAACCGAATTCCTTTCGCTCCCTGGGGGCATGCCGGCCGCCCTCGGGATCAACGTTTTCACCTGGGAAAGCGACACCGGACGGATCCGCCTCGAGGCGACTCCGACGGGAGGCGTCGTTTCCTTCCGGATCTATGCTCTACAGAACGCGGTGAGGTCATTGACATACAGCGTCCTCGAACCTTAACGTTTCCTAAGAATGCGCAATATTGCGCATCGAACCGCTTTTACTCCTCCTCCTCCTCCTCATGGCTTCACTACCTCAAACCGGACTCGAGACTCACCCGACAGGAACCGCGGGATTAAACGACCTCGTCAATTCGAACTGGGAGCGGGTCGACGAACTGTTCGATCCGACTCTCGATTCAGGCGACGCGAGTTTCCTTGCCTTCGCGAAAGCGTTTCTCCGGAATGCTCTTTCGTCAATGGTGAACGGGGAAACGATCGTTTACAGCGGGACGAAATTCTCACGCCGGCCGCCGGTCACTTCCTTGACTTATGCCGCGACGACCGATCTCCCCTTTGCCTCCGGTCTCGTTGCTCCCGTCCTCCTCCTCGCGCTCACCGGCAACGTGACGTTGACGACGACGAACCTTTTCGCCGGCGGGCGCGTTGAGGTCGTTATCACCGCCGACGCGAGTTCGAGGAACTTCACCTTTCCCGCGGGATGGATATTCGTTACCGCGGCCGCGCCGGCGAGTATCGCGGCCGGAAAGAAAGGCGTCCTCACGTTGATCTCGACAGGAACAACCGACGCCGGCGTCGTCGCAAGATGGGACGTGCAACCGTAATGACACCGGAACAAGAAAAGATCGCGGAGCACTTGAACCGGGAACCGCTCCCGGAGGACGTCGTCTCGATCGAGGGCGATCGCGTACCTCACCTGTTTTACCTTTGCCCGGGATGCGACGCCGCTCACAGTATCCCGATTTTCGGATCGAAGGGAGCGAACGGGGCGGGACCGTGGCAATGGAATGAATCCTATGACTCGCCGACGGTGAGTCCCTCCGTCAACGCCGGCGGATCCGATGGGTA